CTGCAGGGATTCTCCAAGAATGTTATCGATGTCATCGAGAAGTTTGACTTTGAGAAGGAGATTACCAAGCTCGACAACAACAATATTCTCTACAATGTAGTCAGTGAGTTTTGTACGAAGAAAGCCTATATGGGAGTAGATGAGATTTCTGCTGTGGATATGGGCTATATATTCGAGGAGCTGGTGCGGAAATTCTCTGAAAGTTACGACGAGCAGGCCGGAGCGCATTTCACCGCTCGTGACATCATCTATCTGATGGCTGAACTGCTTGTGGCTCCTAACCGAGACCAGTTGGCCGAGGACGGTATTACTGCCACCATGTATGACATGGCTATGGGTACAAGTCAGATGCTTGATTGTCTTACGGAGAAACTGACGGAGATTGATCCTGACGCACAACTAACGGAGTTCGGCCAGGAACTGAACGAGCAAACCTATGCTATCGCCAAGTCAAATGTGCTTATCAAGGGCGGTAATGCGGAGAATATGCGTCATGGTAACACTCTGTCAGATGACAAGTTCGCTGGTTACACCTTCGACTATATCATTTCCAATCCTCCTTTCGGTATAGAGTGGAAGAACGAGCGGAAGAAAGTGGAAGACGAAAACAAGATGGGTATTGCCGGACGTTTCGCCCCAGGTCTTCCTGCCATCGGCGACAGCCAACAGCTCTTTATGCTCAATGGTGTGGCCAAGCTGAAAGACACTGGCCGCATGGCTATCATTCAGAACGGTTCGCCACTGTTCAAGGGTGATGCTGGCAGCGGTGAAAGTGAGATTAGGGGTTTTCTGCTGGAAAACGACTGGCTGGAAGCCATAGTGCAGATACCTAACGATATGTTCTACAACACGGGTATTGCCACATACATTTGGATTGTAACGAAGAACAAATCAACCCAGCGTGTCGGCAAGGTACAACTAATCGAGGCCAGCCATTGCAGCCACAAACGCCGTAAGCCCATCGGCAACAAACGCAACGAGTTCACAGACGATTGCATTGCACTTGTACGGAAAGCATATCTGGCCTTCAAGGACGGAGTGTATGCAGATGGTGACTTGCAGGTCGAAGTCAAGATAAAAGACAACGATGATTTCAAGTTCCGCAAGGTAACGGTGGTTGACGGCAAGGAGAAAGACACCGAAACCATCCCTTGGAAAGAAGACATTGAAGATTATATGCAGCGGAATGTCTATCCCTACCTGCCCAAAGCCAAGATAGACCCCAAGAAGACCAAGATAGGTTACGAAATACCCTTCACACGGGAGTTCTACAAGTACGTTACCCCCCGCAAGAGTGAAGATATATTTGCCCACTTGCAAGAGCTTGACAATCGTGAGCAAGAGTTGATGACTATAATAATGGGGAGATAGGCGTATGAGCAGGGCAATGAAAGATAGCGGAATACCGTGGATTGGTGAGATACCCAAAGACTGGGATACCCCATTATTGAAAGGCGTTTTTCGGGAAAGAGAAGAGAAGTCAACTACAGGGGAAGAGACATTGCTAAGTCTCTCTCAGTATACAGGTATAAAGCCCAAGTCAGAGACCGAAATCGCAGACTCTCATATCGCTGCAAACTATGAGGGATACAAAGTCGTACATAAAGGCGATTTTGTAATGAACATAATGCTTGCGTGGAATGGTAGCTATGCTGTTTCAGATTATGACGGAATGATAAGTCCTGCATACTGTGTCTACTACTTTCGTGATGATTCCAATAAAAGGTATTATCACTATTTGTTGAGAATAAACGGCTATCAAGCTGCATTTAAGACTTTATCACGGGGAATCATTGACAGTAGATTACGCCTTTATCCAGAGCAGTTTTATACTTTCCCAACTTTGCAACCGCCTCTTTCAGAGCAGCAACGTATCGCTGAGTTCTTGGATAGAAAGTGTGGTGAGATTGACGAGGCGATAGCCTTGCAGGAAGAGTTCATCGAGGAACTGAAAGCCTATAAGCAGTCCGTTATCACCGAAGCCGTCACCCGTGGACTCAATCCCAATGTGAAGTTCAAAGATAGTGGCGTTGATTGGATTGGTAAGATACCCCAAGGGTGGAAGTTAATACGGCTTAAATATCTGTGCAAGATAGAAACCGGCAATCAAGACACCCAAGATGCAGTTCCTGATGGAGAGTATCCTTTCTATGTACGTTCACCACAAGTTGAGAGAAGTAATAAGGCCACGTTTGAAGGAGAAGGAATATTGATGGCTGGTGACGGAGCAGGAGCAGGAAGGGTTTTTCACCACGCCTATGGCAAATACGCCGTGCATCAAAGAGTTTATAGATTGTCTGAGATTGAAGGAGTGTTTTCCAACTATCTTTTCTTTTACATAAGCAATCTGTTTGGAAAGGTAATGGATATGGGAAGTGCTCAATCAACGGTTCCCTCTGTTAGATTGCCTATGCTTACTAATTTTGCGGTTTGTATTCCGTCGCCTAAAGAACAGCACCAAATCGCCGACTACCTTGACAATAAATGTGCGGAGATAGATAGCCTTATCGCTATTAAGCAGCAGAAGATAGAGGAGTTGAAAGAATACAAGAAGAGCATCATATACGAGTATGTGACAGGGAAAAAGGAAGTAGATGGCTAAACCAAGGACATACAAAGGCACGTGGTGGTTGCCGACTGGGAATGAGACCAGTCGACATGAGGGTACTCTGACTATTGATGAGAATAACCATTGTGTTCTGACATTGCAAGGAGATCTCAATGGTAATAGTCGTTTCGAGAGTGTTGCGGTTTATTGGGGGCAAATTAAGTGGGATACTCCCATCACTCTGTTTGGCCTCACTTTGCAGCAATGGGTTGTCGGTTCTTCCGTATCATTCAATGTAAGATATGTCATTGAAGGCGCACACATCCAATCCCTCGATGAACCATTCTTTGATGAGTGCCATGCGGAGTTTCCTTACTTTCAAAAATGGACGGAAGCATCCATGATGTGGGTTCCGCAGGATGAGGAAAACAAGGTCTTTACCATCGAATATGGGAAAGACCATGTGTATGTTCAGGGAGATTTGGGAGATGGCTTAACATACAAAATTGCTGATAGGACTTGGTGCCGGCAGTCAACAGATGTGTTTTCCGCTCAAAAAGAGACTCAATACCTCATTGTCTCGGATAAGCCGTTGTCTATACGAGCTTTCAATAATCAAATCCGTGAGTTTGCCCAGTTCTTGTCGTTGGCCATGTTCAGCAAGCAACAGCCATCAAAAATCTACTACAAAAGGAACGGGGATGACGAATCGTATAAACTGGTTTTTGTGGCCTCACCGTCGGTCAAACCATTTGATATGCCACTGATACCATTAAGGAAATTGGTGGATAGAATACCTACTTTCTATGCCAATTATCATTCCGTATATGATAAAATATCCACGCTGACAAAGTATCTGTTGACTTCGCTGAACGTCAATGAATTTGATGCACCAGACTTTGTGATTGTGGCCCAGGCATTGGAAGGGTATTATCAGCGGTTCCTTAAAGGAACAGAGGGCGTTGGCAACAGAAAGTGGGAAGAGTTAATTAAGCGTTTCGACGATATTGATGCGATAAAGGAATGCAATATCAATGCGGATGTGTTGAAGGACACGAGGGATGTGTATTCGCATCTGTATATTGATGATAGTCCATCGGTTGTGACGGAAATAAATGAACTGATAATACTTACACAGAAGTGCAAAGTCCTTTTGACTTGCTGTATTCTTGAACAGATAGGAATGACTCATCAAGAAATCAGCGAATGCTTCGACAGAAGTATTGTACAGTATATGGTTTACAATGTGAAGAAGTACGAGGAGAAGAAAAAACAGTAGAAGAATAGAAATCAATTCATAATATGGAAGATTCTGAAAAAAGATTTGAGAGTGACATTGAGAGTTACCTTCTTAACGAAGGCGGCTATGTCAAAGGAAATCTTGATACCTATGACAAAAAACGGGCAATTGATATGCCCGTGCTTATCTCTTTCTTGGAGAAGACGCAGCCCAAGAAGTGGCAGCGTTTCAAGAATGTACATGGCGCAAATGCCGAGAATCAACTGTACAATATCTTCCAACAGAATGTTGCACAGATGGGACTCATCCATGTGCTGCGTAATAAAGTGAAGGATAACGGAATTGAGTTGAAGTTCGCATATTTTGCTCCGGCATCATCGCTGAATGAAGACCTGGTGGAGAAATACAATCAGAATATTCTGACCTGCACCCGCCAGTTCTCATATACCGATAACAACCACAATACAATTGATATGGTGTTGTCTCTCAACGGCATCCCCGTTGTGGCGTTGGAATTGAAGAATCAGTTCAAGGGTCAGACTGTGGAAAATGGCATGAAGCAATGGCGCGAAGACCGTGACCCCAAGGAGTTCATCTTCTGGTTCAACAACCGCATCCTCTGCTATTTTGCCGCCGACCTCGACAACGTGTATATGTCCACCGAATTGAAAGGCGACAGCACATATTTCCTCCCATTCAACCAAGGTAGTAATGGGGCTGGAGAAGTCGGAGATGGAGGAAATCCCGCCAATCCAGACGGTTATCCCACATCGTATCTGTGGGAGAAGGTGTTGCGCCGCGATATGCTGCTGGCTATCCTGCAACGCTACATCAGCCGTGAGGAGAAAACAACAATCTCCATCAAAAACGGCAAGCAGGTGAGTTCGACAAGCGTCAAAATCATTTTTCCGCGATACCATCAGCTCAATGTGGTGGAGAGATTGGTCGAGGACACCCGCAAGTCGAAAGAGGGAACGAATTTCTTGATACAGCACTCTGCCGGTAGCGGTAAGAGTAACTCTATCGCATGGTTGACCTATCGTCTGGCAAATCTGCACGATGAAGATGACAACGAGATGTTCCAGAGTGTTTTTGTGGTGACAGACCGACGCATCCTCAACAAACAATTGCAGGACACCATCTTGGGGTTTGAACATACAACAGGACAGGTTGTCACTATAGAAAACAAGGATACATCGGATAAGTTGTTGGAGGCTATCAACAACAAGAAAAAAATCATCATCACCACCCTGCATCGTTTTCCGCTCGTCTACAAGGAACTTGACAACCATGCAGGGAAGCGCTTTGCTATCATTGTTGATGAGGCGCACAGTTCTCAAAGCGGAAAGAGTGCCGAAAAACTGAAAGCCGCCCTTGCCGACACCGACGAGGCATTGAAGGAGATGGCGGAGATTGAGGAGAGGAGTGAAGCCGAGCTGAAAGATGAGATGGATGTGATGCTGGAGACTCTGCTGACACAAGGTAAGCACAAAAACCAATATTTCTATGCTTTTACCGCTACGCCAAAGCCCAAAACCCTACAGACATTCGGAATACAATGCGGCGTGGACAAGGAAGGAAAGCCCATGTACAGTGCCTATCACCATTATTCGATGCGACAGGCTATTGATGAGGGCTTTATCTTGAATGTGTTAGAGTTCTTTACACCCGTGGATACCTCTTATGAAATTCTCAAAAACATCAAAGAAGATCCTGAGCTGGAAGAACCGCCTGCGGCTCGTGCAATCCGTGCTTATCACGACAACCATCAGTATGTGATAGAAAACACAGCGGAATTGATTGTTGAGAAGTTTCGCGAGATTACGTTGAGGAAAATCGGAGGCAAGGCAAAGGCTATGGTGGTTTCTCCGAGCCGCGCCCATGCGGTGAGGTACTATTTCGCCATACTGGATTACTGCAAGAAGAAACACTATACAGATGTAAATCCGTTGGTGGCATTCTCTGGGGAGGTTGAGTTCGGTGGGAAAACATATCAGGAATCCAAGATGAATATGTATGACGGGAAGAGAATTAGCGAGTCTCAACTGCCGTTATACTTCGCCAGCGATTTATTCAATATCCTTGTGGTGGCCGAGAAATATCAGACTGGATTTGATGAACCTCTGCTCCATACGATGTTCGTGTTGAAACACCTGAACGGAGTTAAGGCAGTTCAGACGCTTTCTCGTCTAAACCGTTGCTGCAAAGGGAAGAACGATACCTATGTGCTGGATTTCTGCAACACTACAGACAGCATACAGGCCTCCTTCAAGCCGTTCTATGAAGACACGCTCCTTGCAGAACCCGTAGACATCAATGTGGTGTACAAGTATGAGAACGAATTGAGAAAGTTCCATTTATGGAGCCAGGAAGATGAGGATAAGTTGTATGAGATATACAAGTCGAAACAAGACAACAAAACTCTTGGCAAGTTGGCAAGTTGTCTGAAACCTGCTATGGAGGCATACGCCGGACTGATAGAGGATGACCAATTCAAGGTGCGTTTCTTGGTGCGCTCCTTTGTCCGTTTTTACGCATACATGGCACAGATTTCGCGCACATTTGACAAAGACCTTTACAAAACGTATATTTTCTGCGACTATCTTTTCAAGGCACTTCCTAAAAATCCACGAGAGAAGATTGATTTGTCGGGCAAGTTGATGCTGGAGCATCACCGTTTCGATGTGCAGCCTTCTGTATCTATTGACCTCAATCCTAACGACAAGGAAAAGACGTTTAAGGGAGAGAAGGGGAAGGAAGGGAATAAGAAAGAAGAACCCAAAGATTTGTTGAGCAACATCATCGAGAAGGTTAATCTAATGTACCAGGGAGAGTTCTCGGAGGCAGACAGGGTGATTGTAGAGAGTATCTACGACAGAATGCAGACAAAGAAAAAGACCCTTACCAAGCTCGTCAAAAATTCCGATGTGAATATGTTTACCAACGACATCTTCCCGAAAGAGTTTGAGGATGTGGCGCAGCAATGCTATATGGAACAGATGGATTCCTTTAAGAGACTGTTCCAAGACAAGCAACTCTATGACCGTCTGATGGAAGAAATGGGCAAAGCCTTGTATCACAGTTTGCGTAATCAGGTTTCTCCAGCAAAGAAGTCCAAGGTAATACCGTACTCTTCGGCAGAAACTGCATCAAATCAACCTATGACTGCAAAGAAACCAGAGCGTATTTCTGTTGACCGAGTCGAACCCACCAAGGGAAATACACTGTACTTGCCCATCAAGCAGGTCTATTTCGACCAGATAGTCGAAGGAACCAAAAAAGAGGAGTACAGAAACATTACAGACACAACATATAAGAAATATCTGCAATGCGATGCAGATGGAAATCCATTTTTCGACGAAGCCAAACTCTCGGTTGATGACCCAAACGCAGGCGACCCTCTCATCTGGAACAATGGTGTGTATCCGTACATCCCCAAGGAGTATAAGTATCTGAATCTTGCTGTTGGGTATGCCAAGGAACGAGACACCGCTATGGTAGAAGTGACGGGATATAGATTTATGCCGGATACACTTGAGGATGGGAAGCCCGTTCGCTTGATATTGGATGGTGACACGCTGAAGCTCGATGCCAATGGCGACCTCTGCAACTGGATAATTGCATACCAGCTCGGAGAGATTGTTGAACTGCATCGCAAACAAAGATAGATATTGATACGCTAATCATTTAATTTGACACACCATGAAAGATGCAACCCGATTAGATATATATTTCAAGGACGACAAGGCATTGCTCCTTATCCCGCTGTATCAGCGAAAATACTCATGGAAAAAGAAGCATTGTCAGCGTCTTTATGCAGATTTGGAAAAGATACACACACAGAATATTCCAAGTCACTTCTTCGGAAGCATTGTCTATATGAAGGCCAGCGAGACGGAGAACGACTTGCTCATCATCGATGGCCAGCAGCGTATCACAACCATTTCTCTCCTCATCCTTGCAGCCATCAATGCAGTCCACAATGGCGAGATGAAATGCGACAACGAAAAGTATGTGGAAGATACCAGGGACAAGTTTCTGATGTCGCAATATCGGAAACATGTTGAGAGAAAGATAAAACTCAAACCCATTGATGATGATAGGGTGGCTTATGATGCTCTGTTTACCAATGACGAGGAACAGTTCGTTCCAGCAGACCAGTCTGGCGTAACAAGCAACTATCTTTTCTTCTACAATATCATAACATCAAGTGGGAACAAACTCTCTTTTGAAGATTTGATTGAGGCTATCGAGAGACTTATTATAATCGATATTTGCCTTGATTCCAGAGATAATCCACAACTCATCTTCGAGAGCCTTAACTCATGCGGAAAAGACCTTGAAGAGGCCGACAAAGTTCGCAACTACTTGCTGATGTCGGAGTCAAAGGAGAAGCAGGAGGATTACTACTACAAATACTGGAGTAAGATTGAGAAGAATACGGATAACGAACCCACAATGTTTATCCGAGACTATCTTACAATCAAAAACAATGTTATCAGCAGTCAGGAGGAATTGTATTTTGACTTTAAGAGGTTTGATGAAGATGAAATGATGCCTCGTGAGGAACTCCTTGAAGACATGTTGAAATACTCTCGCTATTATAGGCAAGCTGGTAAGGGTGAGACTGGAAAGGCTCGCATTGATGGCAAATTGCGCCAATTGGCAAGTATTGGGTCAAACGTGTGTATGCCTTTCTATATGCAGTTCCTCGACTATGCAAATGAGAACGCATTGAGCGAAGATGTTTTATACGATGTGTTTGATGTGGTGGAGAACTACTGGGCGCGTCGTATCATCTGCGGATGGCCTGCGAATGTGATGCAAAAGACATTTGCACTGCTGCATAGTGATATTATGCGTATCTACAGAAATCACCAAAAGAGGAATATGGAAGTGCCGGTATCCTATGTGGAGGTTATGAAATACATTCTGTTGAAGAAGCAAGGTACTGGCGAGTTCCCTTCTGATGTTTATGTCGACGAGAGCTTCCCCCAGAGGCAAGTGTACAAGATGCCGCCAAGTTACAGGGCATTTCTCCTTGAACGTATGGAGAATCAAAACAGCAAGGAAAGAGATGACCAGATTATCCAAAAGATGGAGGATGGCCGAATCTCTATTGAGCATGTAATGCCTCAAAACCTTAATGCCCAATGGAAGAAAGACCTTGGCCCCCAAGCGGAAGAAATTAAGGAGAGGTATCTACATACCTTCGCCAACTTGACGCTCACGGGTTATAACTCCGAATACAGCAATCGCCCGTATATCGAGAAATGGAATGGATATACGTTCAAGAAGAAAGTGAAGGGTTCAAAGGAAGAAAAGGAAGTTGTAGTGACGGGTTACAAGGACTCCGCTTTTAGATTGAGCAACTATATGAAGACTCATAAGCAGTGGACGGAAATAGAACTCCAGGAACGTGGGCAATTGTTGTTGAAGAGTTTCAAACAACTTTGGCCGATGATTACCACTGACTATAAACCTTTGGAGAAAGAGGTTGACGTGGTATCTTTGGATGATGACGATGTGGAGTTCACCGGCAGAATGATTTCCGCATATATTTATAAAGGAGAACGCCATCAAGTGACAACGTGGAAGGATATGCTTGTGGAGGTTTGCAAGACCCTGTACGGTGAGAAACCCACGGAAATGCTTTATCTTGCCACCAAGAACAGTTATCTGTACAGTAAGGAAGAGAGTTTTACAAGTGCCATTGCAGAAAATTGTCATGTATGGTCGTCCAGCAATACAAAATCCAAGCGCTCTACTCTTCTTTACATCTTCAAGGAGTTAAATATCTCACCTTCATTCTTGGAGATTGAACTTGTTCCACAAGGAGTTAATGGAGATGCCGACGAAGATGAATAAATAACAAAGCCATGAATACCATTCAGTTCAAAGATACCGAGGCAACGCTGGAGACTTTTCACTATATGGATACCTACTCCGGCTTTTTAGAAGGGCATCCTATGTACGCCTCATGGCACTTGCTTAAAGACCTTCACGAAATGCTGGAGAAGGAAGAAGGGGTGATTTTTGTGCATAAAGGCGAGGTGATAAGTGCAGAGAAACTCAATGAGATAGAGCGTTTTGATGAAGCATGGCAAGTTAAGGAGTATGTCAACGAAGTATTGAGACCGAACAATCTGTTCTGGCCAACGGATTCCGACAACTGGCCTTTCATCGTGCTGGGAAGAGGCAAATATGTGGCACACTTTCATTCCGACATTGAGCATCTTTTGACTATGGTGTGGTACGATGGCGATATAGACACAACCAAACCGTTGAAAGAGATAATCGAAGAGAAAACAAGGAATATTGAGTATAAGAAATACAGCAAATTCGTAGACTTGTCTGATTTTTAATTCAATGCAGACCATTCGATACATACGCCACAGGTACGAGTCGAGGCTTATCTTGGACGGCCTCTATGCCGATATTTTGGAGAAAGGAGGAGAACTATATGTCATATAAGGATAATGACTTTAACTTCATTGGTTGTTTGTTTTATGGCTTTATTGCACTTGCAATAATTGTATCTGGGATAAGAGGGTGTGTCAATGGTGACATCAAGTTACCAAAACTCGGCTCCCACAAAGTAGGAGGTGGCTCTGGAGGAATAGGTACTTCCAATGGGTACAATGTGCAGTATGAAAATACCACATCTCCCAACTTCAATAGTAGCACTAACGATTACAGAAATACAAATCAATTGCCAACAGAATACAAGAAAGGTAATAGTTTGTCTATTACTTCCAATTCAGGATACAGAACACATACCTCTCAAAGCACTCCACAAACAGTTCCCAGTTCATCCTATAGCAATACAGTAAGTTCAACTCAAAATATCCATAATACTACGATAAGTTCATCACCGATAAGTTCGTCACCTTCTTTGTCTACAACACAAAGCAATTTGAAGAATCCTTCCATTTATGATCAGCCACAACAAAGTATAACCAACTCTGCCTCATCAACTGCAACACGGGTAACATGTTCTCGATGCGGAGGGTCGGGTCAAGAAAAGACATATTATAGATTTGAGGCGTATGGGGGAAACTTCAAATGCGCCTATTGTTCCAGAACTGATGCTCACGGACATGAACAATGGAAACAATGCCCTGTTTGTTTTGGAAAAGGTTATGAAGTATATGAATCTTGCAGTCATTGTAAGGGCACGGGGTATGAATACGATATGTATGGAAATAAACAACAATGCTTTTATTGTTTAGGAAAAGGAAAGAGTAAAAGACTTGGTTTATAAATTTGTGATAATACGATTATAGGATTATGGCAACTTGGAAGAAAGAAGAACTCGCGAGAGAAAACGGAGAAATAGTGCCGATGCAGGTGCCAGAGATTATCTCGGCAAGCAGAAGCACCGATATTCCTGCATTCTATGCAGATTGGTTCTTTGCAAGACTGGAGAAAGGTTATTCCGCATGGACTAATCCGTTCAACGGTGTGCGGAGTTATGTGTCATACAAGAATACCAGGTTTATTGTCTTCTGGTCGAAAAATCCTCGACCACTTCTGACGCATCTTGATTACCTAAAAGAGAGGGGAATAGGATGCTATATTCAATACACTCTAAACGATTATGTGGCAGAGGGCTTGGAAAAAGGTGTACCCAGAGTGGAAGAGCGCATTGATACCTTCAAACGTCTTGTCGATGCTTTGGGGAAGGGTCACGTCATCTGGCGTTTTGACCCGTTATTTCTTGCAGAAAACATCAGAGAAGACGACCTGCTGGCCAAGATTGAGAATATCGGAGAGCTGTTGAAAGGCTATACAGAAAAGATGGTGTTCAGTTTCGCTGACATCATGTCTTACAGAAAAGTGAAATCCAATCTTGAGAAGAATGCCATACAATACAAGGACTGGACAGAGGAGCAGATGTTGGACTTCACGAAACGCCTCTCGGAACTCAATAAACGGTGGAACTATACTTTGGCGACGTGCGGCGAGAAGGTTGACTTGGAACAGTTCGGTGTGAAACATAACCGCTGTGTGGATGATGCTCTGATTATCCGGCTGGCATATAAGGACAAGAGGCTTATGGACTTCTTGAAAGTGACAATCCATGATATGCCTTCTTCCGATTTGTTCGGTGAGATAAAACAGATACCAGCGGATGCAATAATACTCCCCAACGGTAAGTATGCGACAAGAGGAGACAATACGGACAAAGGTCAACGCCAGTTCTGTGGATGCACGGTGAGCAAGGACATTGGAGAGTACAACACCTGTCCGCATCTGTGTGAGTATTGCTATGCGAATGCGAGTAAGAGTGCGGCATTGAAGAACTGGGAAAGACACAAGACGAATGAGTTGGGCGAAACGATAACTGGAGAGCAATAATGAGATCCTGAACAATAATCAAAACAGATTGACATGGACACTCAAGAACTGATAAGGTACTGCACCACGCAACTTCCTGACAGCATGAAGGCTCGACCGTGGGATGCCACAAATCACGGCAGAGCCATCTTGCAGACGGAAGAACAGCTGAATGCCTACATTGCGGCATACGGAGAGATGCACTTCATCAAGTGCAGGGCGGCGTTGCAGAACTTCCCGTTTGATGGTCTAACAAACTATGAGATAGTGGATTGGGGCTGCGGTCAGGGTATAGCATCGCTTACGTTGTATGATATGCTCAAAGAGCATGGGAAGGTATACGGATTGAAACGCATAACGCTCATCGAGCCGTCCGAGCCTGCCTTGCGGCGTGCGGAGGCATTTGTAAAGCGTGCCGTAGACCAGAGAGTGGAGGTTATTGCCATCAACAAGTGCATACCAAGTTCAGAGGTGTCCAAAGACTTGTCGGAGGTTGCGTCGTCGGCACCGATGGCCATCCATCTCTTTTCAAACATCCTCGACATTCGGACATTGAGTTTGAGGTGGCTGGCAAAGAAAGTGGCTTCATTCACGAGGCAACAACAGATTGTGTGTGTGGGTCCGGCTATGAGAGGAGAAAGCCGCATTTCAGACTTTGCTGGGTTCTTCCCCGAAAAGAATGTCTTTTCGAGGATTTCTCAATACCCGTATGCTTACACGGAAACACACCATCCCTTCGGATGCGAAACGATGTGCTTCTCGTTGTCCTCCAGTAACATCAACGAGAACTACGTCGAGAAGGCAAATGAGGCCACGTTTATTGATGATTATAGTTATGTGGCGGAATCGTTAAGAGGAATTGTCAATGACAATATCATCAACGCATATAACGCCATCCGAGCCAAATTGAGCGACTCCGACAGCATCTTCATCCAGCCTCACATATCAACAGACGTTCCTGATATTGTCGTGGTGAGACCAGGAAAGGGTATGCTAATCTTCAATATCTGCAACGATAAGAATAATGCGGAGGCTCAATTTGAGAGAACAGAGGTTTACCAACGCAACTTGTACAATGTGCATCTGCGGGATGTCTTTGGAAAAGCCTTGTTGAATACGTCTTATTGGTCGGCCATCAAGCAGGCTATTTTCTTCCCGACGGAGAAGGATGGAGAGAATATTGGTGTAAGCAAGGATAAATACAAGTATGTTGCCCGAATTTATAGGGACGATATACTGGCTGACAACCTCCTTGAAAAATTAAACCTTTCTTGGGATAACAGATATTTTACCGACGATTTGTGTAGGAATGTTCTGGAACTTATAACCAGTAAGGGTTGGCATAGTTACAAGGAAGGCAATGAGAATATTACACCTACAAAGAGACAGCGTGAACTGGCGCAGAGCAAGAGTGTGGAGCAGAAGATTAAGGGTGTTGCAGGATCGGGAAAGACGCAAGTCCTTGCGTGGAGGGCAGTGAATGCCCAGGTCAGAACTGGAGGCCGAGTTCTTGTGCTGACATTCAACCTCACTCTGGTGAACTACATCAAATACAGAATGAGTCAGGTCGCCGCCGATTTCAACTGGGGTCAGTTTGATATAACCAACTATCACCAGTTCTTCAAGTCGCAGGCGAACAACCACAATTTGAAGCCTCACATTGACGATTGGGATGACGAAAACTTCTTTGAACGGTATAAGAAATATACTATGAGGTATGACACCATCCTTTTTGATGAGGCACAAGATTATAGGTACGCATGGTATCTTGTGATTAAGAACTACTTCCTTAAAGAGGGGGGCGAGTTCGTTGTTTTCGGAGATGGCAGGCAGAATATTTACAGCCGTCAGCAAGACACCGACCATACTCCACGGGTTCCAGTAATGGGCAGATGGACGCAGATAAACGAGAACTCCAATACGACATTCCGTATTGAAAATCCCGAAATTGCTCGTCTTTCAACTCTCTTCCAGGAGACGTTCTTCGACTACTCCGAGCCGTTGGCACAGCAGAGCATGATGCCTTTCGAGCAGTTCTACATTAAATACTGGAATGTGGGGAGGGATGTTACAGCAGAAACGCTCTGTTCCAACGTCTTTTGGATAATCAACGAGTTCAAACTTGACCGTCGTGATGTCACGGTACTCTCCCAGACATGCAGCGTCCTTCGTGGTGTTGAGGAAGCATACATTAAGAATGGAGGAGAACAGCCAATTACGACATTTGAGACCAAGGAAGAGTATGATAGAATAAAGGCTGTCAGCAAGTGGCCGAAAGCAGACATCGACAGCATCCGCAGAGTGAAAAAAGTTCATTTCACGATAGACTATGCCGGTATAAAAATGGCCACGATACACAGTTTTAAGGGATGGGAGTCTCCTGCGGTTATATTGATTCTCCAGCCCGAAGGAACCATTGAGGACGATGTGTACAATGTCATTGAGAACGAGAACTCTCCGGCTCTGATTTATACCGCTATCACACGAGCGAAGCGGAACCTTTTCATCCTTAACCTCGGTAATAGCAAATATCACGATTTCTTTACAAACAATATAGAAGCATGAGTAAGTTTAGTGAACAGGAAAAGAGGACGATACTACATCTCCTCACTATGATAATGGAAGCTGATTCCGTCATTCATCCCAGGGAGATTGAATACATCAAATCCTTGATGAAAGATTTTGGACTTTCCTCTGCCGAATTTGACCACATGGATATGCTCGATTTCGCAGTCCTGAAGAACGAGTTTGGAATGATGGATGACGAGAAGAGGAATATCGCTAAAGAATATTTTATGAACTTGGCCAAGGTGGACGGCAATGTCCATATCAATGAGAGAAACATTATCAACAGTCTGAGCTGACAGTATGGGAACTACGCTCAAAGTGAAATGTCCCAACTGCGGCAAGCAGTTTGAATGGAACACCGGCTCCGGCTTCCGTGGCGTGGAGATCCTGCATTGTGACAAGTGTGGCAAAAAAAAAGAATGGAATCACTTCGACATGGTGACGGATGGCGACCTCGACTGCAAATGCGGAGGGGTGTTCACCGATGATGCTCCCGTGAGATGTCCCAAGTGCAAGAAGGTTATTGAGGACGTGGAGAAGAGTACCGAGATGAAATTATTGTGGGATTAAATATATCAATATGGACAGATATGTGATTGCTGTACGGCGGTTTATAATGAGTGTGGAGGAGGAAGGTGGCCATCCGCTTGAGAAAGGCACACTTCATGTCAGTTATGTGGGTGATTGGCGGGGCTATAGATTGTACGACTCGTATATTGACGGAAGGCTTGTGGAACCCAGATATCCTCCGATATACATCATGGTGGATGCGGGGTTCAATGTGCGGTGGATGTCAGACGAGGAGTCTTGGGAATATGAGAAAGAAAAGGAAATGCGGCAGATGATGGAGGAACGTGCAAAATTTGGCTATAAAGAATAAAATACACGACAATGGAATTTGAATACACAGGGAAGCCCACGTTCTCCATACCCAAGTTCGTTTCCATAAGGGTATGGCATAAGAACGACGAGCGCTTAAAGAAAGTGTTCCATCAGGAATATAGTCTTGTTCCATCGATATTCGGTGCAGAAAAGAGTTGTGATGTGTGGTATAGGAGAAATGGAGAAATAGAGAAGGCTTTTGCATATAAATTCAAGTATGACACCGCGACAAAAGCAGATGTTCCAATCGTTAGTGAGGGCTATATTTCCGAATTTGATGAACACGGTAAATTATCATGGCAAAAGCATGAGTATGAGAAGTCTAAACGCAATCCCGACACTGGAAAAATTGAGACCGAGACGGTCGTGGATGAGAATACTTTCGATAATGAGTATTCACCGGATGGCAAACTTGTGAGGGCAAGGGAATGCACGAAGTATGCGAGCGGACGAACTTACATGACCGAATTGCTTTATAATGAGAATGGGGTTGTTGTGGAACGAATTGGGGAACATGTGAGATACCGTTATCTGTATGGCGGCAATTATAACAACATATTGCTTAGTGAGGAGCATTACAATATTACCAAAGGCACACCCGACCTCTTTGGCTCTGGAAATAGCGAGACGCTGATGAGCAAGTCCAAAATCGAATATGACGCTGACAACAACCCGACCATGCTTATGTGGATGGATGCAGAAGGGAGAGTGACCCACGTCAGGCGCACGGAATACAACGATTGGGGCAATGTCAAACTTCGGACAATCATCAGTGAAGGAAACACTTTTTTTGAAAGCACACAGGACGGGGTTCGCTCTGTCTTGTCGGGAAGATTGGAAAGCGGCAATATAATTCGCATCCGTCATACGGTGGAATCATTGAATAACAGTGGCGATGTTGTGGTTTGTAGGAGAACTGTCTCCGAAAAGAAACTTGGGAAAGAGGACTGGACGAGTGAAACTCTTGATACAATGTCGTATGGCTACCGCAATGATGACGAAGGGAACTGGGTGCAGAAGGACGTTTATCGAAACGATGAGCTTATATATTCCGTGGTTAGAACCATAGAGTATTACTAATATTAACGAGAATTAAAATCGAAATATAACACAATAAAACACATGGGTTTATGGAAAGTCTAAAGAAGAATTTATGGCTTATCTCGGCCATACTTGCGGTTGCGCTGCTGCTTGGCTGCTTCCCGTGGGAATACGGCTATTATCGTTTTGTGCGTATTGTGGTCTTCAGCGGTTCTGTTTTAGCCATCATCGGAAACAAGGAAGAAGGCTTCGCATGGCGAAATCTTGTATTGGGATTATTCGCAATACTGTTCAATCCGATACTCCCCATCCTTATGACCAGGGAGATATGGATTGTGGTCGATGCAGTTGGTGCTGTATGGTTTGCGTATTGTGTGTATGTGTTTCGTAAACAATTAAAAAATAATGAAATATGAGAAAGATTATCTTTGTTTTCTGCGTGCTGTTGATGTCATTGGTTTCAGTCTCCTGCAAAAACAATGACAGAATAATTGACAGATACGAGGAAGCCATTAACGAAGGCCGGTATGATGATGCCACATCGATACTTTATGAGATAGATGAGGAGAGCCTCACTAACGAGCAGTATATGCGCATTATGGACATCTCCACGGGGGGTGCTGCCAGCAAGATGACACAGGGTCTCCTTAAAACCATGCACGAGGCCGGCAGTGCTTTCAGCGATGAAATGACCGAGGAACGTATCGACAAATACAACGAGGCAAATGAGAAGGTGATGGAGGAGGCTTTGTCCGCGTATGATGAGATGCTCAACGACATCATTGAGCATTAGTGAAATACGTTTTTTGTCTTAAAGTAAAAAAGATTGCCGCTATATGGAATATTTTTCGTAACTTTGCACTTATATTGTATCCATATATATTATATGCAAGTGATTGACTTGTAAAGTAATAAATGGGATATAATGGTAAAAATGTAAGTTTGCAAAGTTAAGTATCAAAGAAATATGAAGTATAAAAACTGGCATCTAAAGATTTGGGCGATAGGAGTTATTGCCGCCATGGTAAGTCTGACGGGATGCTCAAAGGTGAATACCGAAGGTAACGAGAACTTCGATGAGGATGGCTATGCCACCTACACTGAGCTTGATTCGGTATCATTCACCCCAACAGATCCTGCAAGGGTGAAATTCTACTTCGAGGTTTCCGGCAGCATGAATGGCTTCTTCCGTTCCAATAAGCCGACCGGCTTTAAGAGAGACGTATATGATGTTCTGACACGTTGCTCGGAAGTGCTGGACATTTACGTTATGAAAGACCTGAAGGGGGAGAATCCCCTCGCCATGACATTGGCCGGCTTCCAGCAGGCTATGAATGCCGGTGCGTTTGAGACCAAAGGCTCCACTTTAGTTCCCAGTATGCTAACAAACATCCTCGGCAATCTCAACGCAGACAATGGCGAGGTCGCTGTCTTTGTTTCCGATATGAGGTATGACCCCATCGGACAGCAGTCTCCCAAGGTGTTGGTTACGCAGTATTTCAGCGAGGTGTGCCAGATATTCCATCACTTTGGAAAGTCAGTCAGTCTGGTCTGTGCAACATCGGAGTTCCTCGACAAGTCGGGGAACGCAATTACCGATAGGGCTCCGTATTACTTCCTGATTATGGGTAAAGACCAGCAAGTGGCCAGGGTGCGTAATCTGATTTCCGCCGCTCTGAAAAATAATGGCCGCTTCGTCGACAATTTTGACGCTGGCTTCAACTACGGCAGACCCAAATACTCATTCGGTGTTCCTTCCAGATGCTGCCAGATGGATGATAACGAGCCTACGTTTGTCGGCTATGAGGATGAGGAAATCGGTGATACCTGCACGATTAAACTCAAAGTGCCGCTGGAGAACTACCGCTGGGTGCTTCAGGATGAAGACTATTTCGACACGGCATTTAATGTTAAGTCAGTCTATGGCTCGATGGTTTCCAAGTCAGACATTGTTATTGACAAGAAGAAGATGGAGGCGACCGTCAGTATCAAGGTATTTGGGATGCCTCTCGATTCCGAGGTGTTAGAATGGTCGATAAAGCTCCCCGATGCCGACTACACCCAGATGAGCGAGTTCTTTGACGGCGCATCCGACCCCAATGACCCGACGATGTCATTCTCCGTGAAGAGTTTCTGCGAGGGAGTGTATGCCACATTGAAAAACAAGATTGAACCGAACTATATTCTAATTTCAAAGAAGAATTGAGATGAAGAATTTGGATTTATACGAGTGGATTGCAGGATCCGCCAATGACTATACAAAGCCATTCAGAGAAAATGAAGTTCTCTACAACCGTGCCAGGGGTTTTTGGCACCAGTTGGAGGGGGATGGCCTAATTATCATCGGCATCTTTGTGGTGCTTGGAATATTGTTTGCATGGTGCTACTATGGCCCCTACAACGAGAAGCCTGGCCGCCATTACAAACCCAAGCATTGGCTGATATTCACAGCCATCACCTTTGTGGCAAGTTTCGTGCTGACATTGGCATTTGAGTACATCGCCGTTGCTCCCAAACTTGACGGGGCTTTGATGCTCGAAGTCAAGATTGCTTTGGGCAATGCTGTATATGCCACGTTGGTATACCTCTTAACCTCCGTAGTGTGGTGTAATTGGTTGCCGACTAATGCTTATCGTTTACTTAAATTTTAGTTGCTGACATGAAGAAAGTCTTTGTTTTTTGTGTTGGAGGCACGGGCATCCGTGTGATGAAAAGCATAACCATGCTTATGGCTGGCGGTATGAGTACCAATGGCTACACCGTCGTTCCCGTGATTCTTGACCCCCATTTGGATTTGGAGGAGAAGAAGAACTTGCATTCGCTCCTTGAGACATACGAGGAAATCTACAAGCGTTCCAATAACAACGGTACATCCACGCTCAATCCGTTAAAAGGTTTCTTCAATTCGGAAATTCGCACTATCAACGAGCTGAACGGCATTTCCAACGACACCCAGCAGAACGCTGGAAGCCAGGAGAAGTTCCGTTCCTATATCGACGTGGCCAACCTCGATGTAAGCAATATCAACAACTATCTTGTGGAGACGATGTTCTCCACAAAGAACCTCAACAATCCTTTGTCAGTCGGTTTCAAGGGCAACCCCAATGTGGGCACCGTGGTACTGGGTGACATGATTGAGGGTGCGGACTGGTTCAAGTCGTTCAAGCAGCAATGCGAGAAGGAAGACAGAGTGTTCATCATCAGTTCCATCTTCGGCGGCACAGGTGCTTCTGGATACCCCCTGCTGGAGAAGAAAATCCGTCTGGCGCAGAACGAACCCGCTGTGAAGAACGCCACTATGGGCGCTGTGACAGTCCTTCCCTACTATGGACTGAAAGACCCGATGCTGTCCAACAGCGACATCGACTCTGCCAACTTCTACACCAAGACCAAGTCGGCACTTGCCTATTATCACGGAACGGTGAAATCGGATTATCTCTACTATGTCGGAGAGAAGAGCCTGAAACAGATTTATGAAAACGATGAGAAGAAGCAGGATGATAAAGCCAACTTCATAGAGTTGGTGGCCGCTTCCGCCCTCTTCGACTTCCTCAAACGAGAGAAACCCGACAGACAGCAGTTCCTGACCAGGGCAATTGAAGACGACTTGGAGTCGCTGGATTTGGCTTCTATGGGAACTGGCTATAAGGATGTGGTCAAGAGTGTCGCTGACTACATGTTGTTAAGAGCTTTGATAGAGACGTTGCCTCACGAGAGCTTCTTCCCATTGGCAACCAATCGAGGCTTCAACGGTGACTTCTACAAGGATGCCACATTCCAGTCTCTGGTAAAGTTCACGGACATATACTACAAGTGGTATAGCGAACTTTCGCAGAACAAGCGAGCTTTCGCTCCGTTGCATTATGACAATCTCCGCCAGATGAGCGGTTGGATTAAAGGATATGACCTTGATGCAAAGGATGATTCCTATTACCTGCTTCAAATGATTAAGGCCAGTAACAAGGACGTTTCAAAGGAACACAGTAACAAGTTCAGGTTCTTCCTGCAATTTGCTTACGAGGCCATTAACAACTATACTGAAAAGATAAACCGATAGAGTATGTCAAGAATAGATTTGAATATTGTAGACCGTGGAATACAAGGGTCTAACTGGATTGCAGAAGATACTGGTTTAACGCCGGAACATCTTGATGCCGTTCTTGAACAGAAAACGGATAACAGCGGCGCGCTGAACTCCCTGCCAACCCCCTTCGCCCGTTTCTTTGTCGCGAAAGAGGCTTTCCGTAGAGCAATGGAAGAGCATATCAGCAGCAAAAAAGAGGCTGGTTTCGCATACCGTCAGATGGTCTCCGACATCCTTGATGTGTATGAGTTGCTATTCAACCTCAAGTACCATGTGAACAACTCATGGAAGAGAGGAGAGAAGGTGGAACTTCGTGAATGGAATGCCGCCGAGAATCTTGCCTACATAAAGACAAAAATGCCGGTGCTTTACAACTCCATCAATGAGTATTATAGCACGGACATCAGGGAAGAAAAACTGTACTTCCTTGTGTATACAGAGGACGGCCACGACAAGCTGCTGGCCTGCACCTCGCCATTGACTGGCTTTGTGACTCCCCCTGATATGGACAAGTCTTTGAAAAAACAAGATGCTTCTATATACACAGTATTCGCTGGAGTGCAGTACGATAATCTCCATATTCGTAGAAAATCTGGAGGAGAGTATTTCCGTGAAATCAAGATGTTTGAAGAGCGAGATAAAGACTTCAAGAATTATATGTACCGTCTTTTCGGTTCAGATGATATTGACTCTCGTTTCAAAACCATTAAGGAATACATTCACAGTTTCAAGAATGATGAGGAAATCCGTAACGACTACAAACAAAACTTGGTTGGAATAAAGACAGACCAGAACGATGACTTGATCGTGAACGGTTTGGTGATAAAGTCTTCTGATGAGATTGACATTGACAGCTACTTCAACCCGACTCTTATCAAGGTTCCTTACAGAATAGACAGAAAGAGATTTGCATCGATAGAATACCAGAATGATATAAAGGAAAGAGACTACGATTATCTGATGCCCTTCAAGCCGGAGATTGTGAACTTGTTTGATGGCAAGGACATTGATGCTGACCTGCATATCAACAGAAACTCCGTTACGGTTGAGCTGCGCTACAATGGCGAGACCTACAAGAAGGAATATGCCGAAGAACAGTTGAAGCCAGGTATGGGAAGGATAGTGGATATGCAGAAGGCTCTCATCAGTTTCGACCTTGGCCTCTTCCCCAACATTCTGTCGCATAAAGACGAAGAGAACAACTACTTCAAACTGTTGGTTATCGGTGCGGACGAATCTCCCGATGCTCCGAACTTCAACATTGACCAAATATTTATCTCGTTCTTCAAGAAGTCGGCCAACGGACTGGCTCAAATCCATGAGAGGGAGGCTCACGAGGCTGACTTTGGTGTGTTGCCCGCTGTGGTTCGCTCACGCCAGAAGAGCGAAGAAATGGAAGGCGGTACGAAGTTCTACGAGATATACAATACCTCCTTCGACCTGATTGAGGTTGATGTGCTTGGCGACAGAGGTATTCTGATGCCGCAATGGGAGCATAGCGAAGCCACCAATACAACATTCAAGTACGCGATTGACCTCGGCACCTCGAACACGTTTATATCGAGATGTCTGGAAGGTGGAAACAACAAGCCCGAACTGTTCTCCATGCTCCGCCCGATGGTGAGTTACATGCACGAGACTCCAGAGGATATGCAGGTTTCGTTGGCTCGCCGTATTGAAGGGTCGATATTCGAGAAAGCACAGAAGCGTATCAAGACGGAGTTCTTGCCCGCGTTCATCGACGGCAAGGATTACAAGTTCCCGATTAGGACAGCCCTTTGCGGCATATTGAGCCAGAGGGATTTGCCGAGGTTGTTTGACAACCACAACATCGCATTCTTCTATGAGAAGTTGATGGCTGATGACGACCAGAACGTGAAAACCGACATCAAGTGGCAGAACAACGGAGAGTATATCCGCCTTTTCATCCAGGAACTGTTGCTCATCATCAAGTGCGATATATTGCAGCGTAACGGTGATTTAGACCGTACAAGCATTGTGTGGTTCCGTCCGTTGAGCTTTACTGGTACTATCCGTAGTGCCTACAAGAAGGCATGGGAAGAGGAGGCCGCCCGCATCCTTCGCATTCAGCCGAGCCAGATTGATTGCTATTCCGAGTCGGAGGCTCCATACTACTACTTCAAGAAGATGGATTACATCAAAGACTCCGAGGCAGTCAGTGTTATCGATATCGGAGGCGGTTCCACCGACTTTGTCTATTTCAAGGACAACAAACCAGTTATGGCCAACTCTGTCCACTTTGGATGCGATGTGTTGTGGGGTAACGGCTTTGTGGAGTTCGTCAATGAGAAGCAGAACGGTATCTACAAACGCTATGCTGACAGTTTGAGATTCAGACGCGATGACCTGGAGGAGCTTAACACCTGCTTCAAGAACGTGGATGACAACTCGACCAAGGACATTATCAACTTCTGGTTGGGCAACTCCGACTTCTGCGACATCAAACAACATCTCTCTGAGGACTTCAAGCCAGTCTTTGTATACCACTTCACATCTATTATGTTCTACATGGCCTCGATGTTCAAAGACAACAACTGCCCAGCTCCCAAGACCATCGTGTTCAGCGGAAACGGCAGTAAGTATATCGACGGCTTCATCTGCTCCGAGAGAGAGGTTCTCAAGAAGATTATCGACAAGGTGTTCGCCTCGGTCTTCGGTGGCGAGCATGATGTCATACTCAAACTCCCCGTTGAGAGGAAAGAGGCCACCTGCTATGGCGGTCTGTACCGTAGCTCCGATGCGGAGTCCGTCCCCGAAAAGGTTTATCAGGGCGATATGTCCGCCAATTATGAGAAAGTTGGGGATATGACGAAGAACTTTGGCACTTTGAAGAAATCTTTGATGGATAAATATGCCCAGTTCAACACTCTGTACAAGGAGGTTCTTGACTTGCTCAAGAAGGAAAAAATCCTTGACAGCACGGCAGACACAACGCGTTATGTCCGCTGTGCAAATGAGGATATGGGCGTTCCTCTGGCCACATACTATAAATCGCAGGTTGAGCAGAAGTTCTCCGAGGAGGTCGAATTGTTCGACTCGGTGTTCTTCCTGCCGATTATTGACCGTGTATTCCAGATGACAAAGATTTGATGCCATGTATGTAGTATCTATCGTATTGTTCCTCATATTCTTTGCTATCCAGTTATATTTCTTTCTGGATACAGGGAAGTGTAGGAGCCGCTTTTCCAACTTCTTCGACAGAGAAAGAGATTATCGCTCTGAAATATTATCACTTAATGGGGAGGAATACCCACAAATACACCTTGTTGGAAAAGGTGATTCCGATTTGAATGAACTTATAAAGGAGATAAACGTATACCTTTTCAAAACAAAAGGCACATCCGACTATCAGTTTATCCAAAATAAGGTAGAACGAAAAATCAACCTCCGATACGACCAGTCTACAGTTTACCAGTCGTTCCCGACATACATCGGTCTAATGGGTACGTTCTTGGGCGTTTTCATTGGCATTTTGATGTTTCTGGTGGGGTATGACGGAGTAAACTTTGGTGATGAATCTATCAAAAACCTTTTGACTGGTGTTCTTATTTCAATGAGCACCAGTTTGAGTGGTCTTGTCTTGACAACATATAACAATGCCAAGGCAGGAACTGCTCGCAAGAAGGTAGAGGATGACAAGAACGATTTCTTCGACTTCATCCAGACGGATGTCACCAAGACTGCCAGCGCAAGTCTTGTTTCTGCTATCAGCAAACTCCACGATACGGTTGATACCTTCCAGCCCGCTTTTACTGTTGTTATTGATGGGTTTAAGTCTGCTTTCGCAGAGGTGACACGTGCATTCGGAGAAGACTTCAAGCAGAATGTGAGTGCTGTGACGAGTGCCGTGAATACCATGGGACAGAACATGGACAAGATTAACGCTAACATTGCTCTCCAGCAGAAGTTGCTTGACACATTCAAGAGCAAGGAACTGATTACTGGAATGGAGAAGTATATTGAAGCGGCAAATCACTTCGTAAGTATTACCCAATCTCTCAATAAGTTTGAGGAGGCTCGCCGGATGATGCTTGCGGCAGCGCAGGAGGCTATCGCCATTCAGGATCAGTATTCCGAGTCGTTAAAGATACCCAGAGAAATTGTCGTCCGCCTTAACCAGATTCTTGACCGCATTAAGAACTTTGAGGATAGCGTTAATAAGGCCGGTGATGCACTCCGTCGGCGTGACATTCTTGGCAATGAAGTGATTGAAGAGATAGAACGTCAGGTGAAAGGTATTTCCAAGAAGGGTAAGATTGCCGACAGATTCCTTGAGATGGCTGATGGTAAACTGGAAGACCTTTACACGGAGCAGACCAAGGTGCTTGGTGAGATGAACCGCCGGTATCGTGAGGCAATTGAGGGTCATGCCCAGGGATTTGAACAAATGATTGCCGACCAAACAGCCGAGTTGGAGAAGTGGCATAATGAGTTGTTGGCTGCGTTGCAGGCCAAATTCAATATTGAAGATATTCGTTCAGAGTTTTCTAACCTGAAAAAGATAAACGACATTATCGACCAACTCCGTATTATCGCAAAAGACCCAGTGAATGCTGGAAATATTGCTGGTATCGAAAAGAAGTTGGATGGCATTCAGGGTGAGTTGAAGAAGTTAGACGATAGCCAGCGTAGAGGCGGCGGAATCTTCAATTTCGGTAGGAGACAGAACGATGGACAGTAAGGATAGCGGACATTTTTGGCCAAGTTACGTTGATGTGATGACGACTTTGTTCGCCATCATGTTGGTGTTGTTTGCTGTGTCATTCAGTCGTTTCAAAGTCAAGGAGAAGCAACTTCAGAGCCTTGTGGATGAATACGAGAATATCATCACCGTTTATTCTACAGTCAGTGCCATCGACTCCACCAGCTATTTTGGCTACAATAAGCAATACCTGAAACATCTGTTCACAGTTGATGTTCAGTATCAGACACGAGAGTATGATATTCAGCACAAACTGCTGTATGACGGTACTAATAATGTCGAAAAGGCCAATTCCATTCGCGACAGTATCATAGCGGCTGGTCAGTTGGTGAAAAAGACTATTTCCTCACTTGAACAATCAGATAGTGCATCGGATAACATAAAGTTCCTGGTCATCATAGAAGGTCAGGCATCGAGAATGCCCTACCACGCAAACGACTGGATGAACAACTACACATTGTCATACCTCCGCGCCCAGTATCTCAATGAGTTCTGGAAAGCCAACGGCATCGACCTTGAGTCTCCCCAATGTCAGGTTATCATATCCGGCAGCGGCGAGGGTGGTGTTCCAAGATATGTGCCGGACGAAGAGGCTTTGAGGGCGCAGTATCCAAATCCCGTGGAATATAAACGGATGTTTAATTCGATAGAGGAGAAAAATCAGCGTTTCCTTATCCATATAGTTCCAGTTATCGGTAACATTGACGTGACGAAGGCAAAGATAGAAGAGGTCAAGGGAGAATCGAAATCGAAAAACAAGTGATGATGGACGAGGATTTTGACATAAATGCCGAGTATGAGAAACTGCACGGGCCAGTATCTCGGAAGATGCTTTTTGACGAAGAAGAGTATGATTCGTTGAGAACTCAAATTCTGGCAGAGCCGAAATCGTCGCTTTTGAAATACTATGCTGGGGATGTCTTTTATCACAAAAAGATACACTATACTAATAGTACGGTAATGTTGCGTCATCTCCGTGATGGGATAAGGAAGAAACCGTTGCCGTTTGACAATATTACTCTCATTCCATATCGTGTATTGATTTTAGAGAGGACAATTTATTCCGAATATAATGCCGGCCACCATCTGTATTATATCAAGAAAGAAGAGAATGGACAGGTGGTTTCATACGCGGCAGGGTATTTGAGCGCGTTGGGTAATGGAGAGTTTATTGTACTGGAAAATTCATTCTTTTCAGAAGAATTGAATAAAACTGGCTCAACAGAACATGACTTTTGGAAGTTTATGAAGTATGAGAGAAAGGATGGGTTCTGTTATGAGAAGTCAAATCGAAAATATGAGTCGGCATCCAATGCGGCAAGTTGGTATCTTGGGGAGAAGTCATCCGTTGAAATGTGGGTGGATGATGATGGGCGGTCATTGGTGGATGATCCTGCGTATAAAAAAATCCTCATTCATTCTTCGGAGGCCAATCCAAATGAACAACTTGAATTTGCCTTTGGCGCACCAAGAAAGAATAAGAAAGAAGAAGTCCCAACGATTTCCCAACCCAAAGCCAAGCCCTCGCAACATATTTTTAATTTGTTGCTTGGCGAATGTAATGCAAATGGCTATTTTCTGCCAGAGGACGGAGTATTCTATGTTTGTGCCGGCAGTATTGTGGACGAGGGTCTTGAAATAACGCCGAAGCGACAGAGATTCCTCGATAAATCCTGCGAGAAAACGGCAAGAGGCTGGAAGGTAATAAAGGACGCAAAGTGTATCAGCGCAACTGCTGCTGCTCGATATGTTACGGGTAGGGAGGTTGATTATACGCTTTGGAAAGATAGCAACGGAAAGTATCTGAAAGATTATTATCCTAACTATTTCTTTATAGGAGGAACGCCAGATTCCGCTGTGAAGAAACCATCGCAGAGCAGCAATGGTAATGATACTTCCGAGAGGCCAAAAATCAGATGGGGCGCTCACGCATTCTATTTGAGAACTTCTATCGGAGAATCGGATGTGTATGATGCAAAAGGCTATTACGACCCGACTTCTGGACAATTCACGATTAAAGAAGGAAGCCTGCTGTCACTTACCACTAAAGCGGCAAAATTTGACCAATCTGCTGTCGGACGTTTGAGAGTAAATGTCATAAATGAGAATTGCACCCGTGAAAGGACTGGCTATAGGTTAAAGGCTGATGAGATATTCAAAGACCCGATATATGCTGCATCTGTTGTGATGGGGAAAACCGTGAATGGATGGAATATGTGGAAGGATAGTAAGGGATATTTTCTGGCTGTGTATGCGCTGTAATAATGATGCGGTATGAAAAAAGTTCTCATATTTACGTTCTCCGGCATTATTCTCCTTGCCTTTATCATTAAACTTGTCAGTCCAAGCAGTGATTCTGCTGATGACTTGGATGAGATTGCTCCATTCGTGAGCAGTGAGAAAAGTTGGAATGAGGATGAGGTGAATGCCGTCAGTGCATCTGCGGTCGAGGATGACAAAGTAGATGATACTCCAACCCTGCAAGTTAATGAGACTCTTACCGATGAGGACTTATATAGGATTGAACTTCCTCGGATGACTGTAAAACGGCCGGAACAGATGCTGAAACGGGTTGGTTATATCACCTCCTACAACAATCAGACCAAGAATGCCAACTGGGTTGCCTGGAAGTTGACCCGTGAACACGTTGATGGTCCTTTTAGCAGAAAAGGTGTTCCATATTACGAAGATATGGAGGTGGAAGGCGGAAGGCAGGAGTTGAGTGACTGGTATAATACGGGGCTTCCTATCGACCACGGACATCTATGTCCTGCAGGTGATAATAAGTGGAGCAGGGATGCCATGCACCAATCTTTCCTGCTGACTAATATGTGTCCACAAAACAGCACCTTAAATCAGAATAATTGGGAGTATCTTGAAAGAAGGTGCCGTGGCTGGGCAAAGCACTACGGAGAGGTATACATTGCAACTGGCCCCATTTTCTATAGTGATGACTATGCCACGATGGGTGCTAATAAAGTAGGTGTTCCCGATGCTTTCTTCAAAGTTGTGTTGAGACTTGGGAAGAAACCACAAGCGATGGGCTTCATATACAAGAATGATGGAGAAGGACATCCACTCGATTATTATCTGTTAAGTGTGGATGAGGTGGAGAAGGTGACTGGGATGGATTTCTTCTATAACCTTCCTGATGATATTGAAGATGTGGTGGAGAGTTCGTCTGATTTAAGGAAATGGTGAGCTGGAGGAAATTATGAAGATATATTTGACAAGACACGGTGAGACCGTCTGGAACGTGAGGAACTGGGTGCAGGGGAAGACAGACATCCCGCTGAACGAGATTGGCATGAAACAGGCCGAGCAGCTGGCCGAGGAGATGGCGAATGTGCATCTGGATGTGGTGTACTCCTCCCAACTGCAGCGGGCAATGGTCACAGCCCAGATGGTGGCCGAGAGACACGGGAACTGCCGCTTTGAGGTGAATGAGAGTCTCAATGAGATGAACTTCGGAAAGTTTGAGGCGAAGAGCCGCACCAACCAGGAATACCAAGGTGTGCGAGAACGAATAACAAACATAAGCAGATGATACAGAAACATTGCCACGAATGCGGAACCGCCCTCATTGAGAAGAAACTGGATGGAGAGGGCATCGTGCCTTACTGCCCCAAGTGTGAGCAGTACCGCTTCCCGATGTACAACGTGGCCGTGAGCATGATTGTCATCAACGAGCAGACTGGCGAGATCCTGCTGATAAAACAATACGGAAGACCCCACTTCATACTTGTGGCAGGCTATGTGAACCGTGGCGAACAACTGGAACACGCCGTAGGCCGTGAGATAAAGGAGGAGACGGGTATGACTGTCAGCCGTATCAAATTCAACCGCACCAGTTTCTTCGAGCCTTCCAATACGCTGATGTGCAACTTCACAGCCTTCGTGAAAGATGTCAGCGAGATGTCTCCCAATGGGGAGATAGACTCCTACCAGTGGTTTACCCCCGACGAGGCTCGGAGGAATATCCGTCCCGACAGCCTCGCGCAGAAGTTTTTGAACGCATATCTGAATAAAAAATAGACATTTGAATAAAAAAAGAACAAAATGAAAGTCATAAAAAGATTCTCGTTGCTATGGTTATTATTGATAGTAGCCACTGTTAATTCGTACTCTTATGCTATGGATGGTGTTTTCAATGGCCCAGATACATCAGGTAATTATGCTTTTCAGATGGCCATGAGGTATGCGAGCGGAAGTGGAGTGGAGCAATCGTACATTGAGGCTGTTAAATGGTGGCGCAAGGCTGCAGAACAAGGTCACGTAAAGGGACAATATTTTCTCGGCCTCTGCTATGCAAATGGAGAAGGTGTTGCCCAATCAAAGACAGAAGCAGTCAAATGGTTGCTCAAGGCTGCAGGCCAAGGACATATTGATGCACAGTACACAATAGGAAATTGCTATAAAGACGGAGAAGGTGTTACCAAATCTGATAACGAAGCATTTAAGTGGTATTACAAGGCTGCAGAGCAAGGCCATGTTAAGGCGCAATATCTTGTTGGTTTAAGTTATCTACTTGGCCGTGGAACTGAAAAAAATGAGGTGGAATCTATTAAGTGGTTTCGTCGTGCAGCGGAGCAGGGAGATGTCAATGCACAATTCAGCCTTGGGTCTTGTTATGATAGTGGAAAAGGTGTAATCAAATCCAATTCCGAGGCTGTCAAATGGTATCGTAAGGCGGCGGTTCAAGGTCATGTCTATGCACAATTTAATCTTGGTATGAGTTATGCACAAGGTGAAGGCGTGGAGCAGTCAAGTGTAGAAGCGGTTAAGTGGTATCGGGAAGCAGCCGAGCGCGGATATGACGAAGCTCAATATCAACTTGGTGATAGTTATCGTCTTGGAAAGGGTGTGAAACAATCTTACGAAGATGCTGTTTTTTGGTTGCGAAAGGCAGCGGAAAAAGGTAATTATAAAGCTCAATGTAATCTTGGAATGTGCTACGCCAACGGTCATGGAGTGGAACAGTCCTATACAGAAGCTGTTTTTTGGAATAGGAAGGCTGCCGAACAAGGAGATGCTGTGGCACAATACAATCTTGGTTTTTTCTATTATTGGGGTAATGGAGTGACTCAATCATATAATGATGCTGTTAAATGGTATAGAATGGCAGCAGAGCAAGGTTATCCTCCTGCGCAATATGACCTTGGGAATTGCTATCTTAATGGCCTTGGTGTGCAAAAATCACAAGCGGAAGCTGTTGAATGGATTCGTAAAGCCGCAGTACAAGGGCATGAGAAAGCTCAGGATTATATGCGTGAACAGGGTTTGTGATAGAAAGCAATCTTGGTTTTTGTAAGACCATGGACTCAAAAATGTTCACATCCGCAAAGGAATAACAGATTAAGTATGCAGAAGTTATTTCAAATATGCCAACGTTTTTTGCTGCTTATTGGAGGAGCGGCAAGACTATCCTATATTGAAATATCGGTCATATTCAATCTATGGATACAAGGTGGTTTGCTAACATTGTCCTCGGTTGTGCCTATTTCTGTTTTGCTGTATACGGGAAATTATAATGAACATCCCTTCTTGATGATTATCCTTTCGCTGTACACATTGTTGTATATAGTGCTCTTTATTTTGATGCTTGTTCATTACAAGCTTCCTTTCGATAGGGCATACTATCTATGCGTAGATGACCTGCGGACAATTGCGAAGAAATGGCACATAACCTATCAAGTTGTTAATATTTTGATTTTTATAGTGGCATTTCTGGTTCTGTTGTGTGCCAATGTATTTATCCCTTTTTTAGTTAAATAGACGATTGTGATGAATGACAATAATACACCTCTCGTTGTGTACTCCCCCACCGACATCATCAACATCACCAAGGAGCAGATGAAGACCATCGGTGCGCTGGTGACGGTCGAGGGAATATACGTGCAATGCGGCACCAAGGACTACCGTGGCGTGTGGTATGATGCTATAAAGTCGCAGTATGCCTCCCACAAGCTCACCGCCATCGTGCCGACATCGCTCCGTCTCCAAATGAACGAAGGCGACACGGTGCAGGTTAGTGGAACTATTGAGAAAGCCCTTAACGACAACGGACAAATACAACTCCAGCTCCGCGTCACCAACTTCCTTGGTAAGCAGGAGAAGCAGATGGACGATGCCGAAAAACGCGCCCTTGAACTCCAGCAACTGAAATCCAATCGTGGCTATCGTAATGTAGACAGCCTTTTGGAAACCATACTATATGAAGGACAGCGCCGTCCGCGTGTGGCACTTCTCTTTGCCGAGGCAAGTATCACCGACCAGGACTTCCGCGCAGGCATCCAAGCCTCGGAGAAGGATATAGAGTTCAACTACAACGGCACGACATTCACACGCATACCCGACTTCATCCGCAAACTCCAGACACTTGACACTTCCGCTTTCGATGTCATCTGCCTCGTCCGTGGCGGCGGCTCCGGCATTGAGGAGGTGTTTGGGAATGCCGACCTCGCAGAGGCTGTCATCGGTATGCAGACCCCCGTCGTCTCCGCCATCGGCCACCAGGTGGACAACCCTTTGGTATGCAAGGTGACGGACAAGAACATTGGCACGCCGTCGCTCCTCGGCCAGTATTTCAAGGATATGGTGGAGCGCATCGCCGGTGAGAAAGCGCACTCGAAAGCCGCTCTCGTGGAACAGGTGAAGAAGCAGTTCACTACACAGATAGAGGCGCAGGGCAAGCAGATAACGGAACTCCAGAAGCAGATGGCCGAGCAGAACAAGTCGTTCCGCGATTCAATGGACAAGTACGCCAAGGAAGTGTCGGATGCCAAGCTCGCCAACAAAGACCTGCAGGAGCAGATGAAGTACGCCGCTATCCGCGCCAAGAACAAGCGCAAAGGGCTTGTCAAGGCCGTGGTGTGGCTCTCCCTCGGATTGGCCGCTGCGGTGGCGTTGTGTATCTATCAAATGAACAGATAGACATGAAGATATATCTGACAAGACACGGCGAGACCGTCTGGAACGTGAAGGACTGGGTGCAGGGGATGACGGACATTCCGCTGAACGAGAAAGGTATGCAACAGGCAGAGCGGTTGGCGGAAGAGATGGACGGCGTGCATCTCGATGTGGTGTACACTTCACAACTCCAGCGAGCCATGGTCACGGGCAAGATGGTGGCCGACAGGCACAAAGGATGCCGGTTCGAGGTGTGCGAGAGCATCAACGAGATGAACTTTGGAAAGTATGAGGGGAAAGTCCGCACCGATGAAGAATACCAGTCGGAGAAACGAAAATACTTCAAACGCTACGAGGGCGGTGAGTCTTACCTTGATGTCGCAGCCAGAGTGTATCCTTTCATAGAGATGCTGAAACAGCGGAACGAGGATGCCCTTGTGGTGGCTCACAACGGCATCTGTCGCGTCTTCACCAACTACTTCCAGCCGATGGAGAACGAGGAGTTCGCCTCATACACCTTGGGGAACTGCGAGATAAAAACCTTTGAGCTATAGAGATATGGGAGTGACGAGCAAACTGCACTGCCACAAATGTGGCCACAAGTTCGAGCGGAACTATGGCATAGGAGTCCTTGGCAAGGGAACACTTTACTGCGACCGCTGCGGTAAGCCGATGAATGTTGATTTTAGCCTCGGCTGGGCGGTGGATATGGATTGCGACTGCGGCGGAACATACAAGGCCGAAGCCCTCGGCTGCTGTCCAGAATGCGGCGTTAGGCTGGTGGAAGAGGATGTCATCGACAAGGCTGTGAAAGGCTGATTTCTTTTATCATACCACTATTATAAACCGAAAGGGCCTGCTCCTATAAAGCAGACCCTTTTCTGTTGTCAAGTTATGGCGTAACTAAAACAACTTAAAAACAACTTATTCTATATCCTGCCATTTGGCATCGTTGGCCTTGATGTATTTGCATAGGTCTGGCCACTTCTCTTGATACTGGCGGAGACGCAGCAGCAATTGCTCATCGTGTTTTCTGATTTGAACACCAGCGCGTATGCGTTCAGTTCCTATTCCGAGCATGGAGTTCAACTCGTGCATGGTAATACGCTCGGCCTTGATTCCGTTGACGGTCACGATGTCGTAGCGGTAGCGTCCGCCAGGCTCCACCATCACGTCGGTGAAACGGATGCCGCGCTTCTCATACTTCGGCATGGCCGACCGTTTGGCCAGATGTTCGGGCTTGGCGAGTTCCAGTTCCGCTGCGGTCATTCTTTTTAGTGCTTTCTCCATAATATATATACCCTTGTCCGTGTCGGGCGCAACTTCTATGTGATTATTTACTCTTTGATTTCACGATGCAAAAGTACACAATAAAAATGAGATAACTCCAATCACGAGTCAAAAAACCTATACTGAAAACCAGCAACTTGCAAACTTTTTTCAAAAAATATCTTTTTTTGCGCCCAGATTTTGGCACCAAAAACAGCATTTCAAGCAAAAAACATAACACATTTTCCTATGGCAAACATCAGATTCAACCATGACTATCGGCACTGCAAAGGTGTCGGCTGCGAGCGGAGGAGCGTGTGCGCCTTCCGGCTTGCTCTGGAGGAGGCCGTCAGGCTCCGCCTCAACCACATCGAAGTCATCGACCACTGCAACGACGGGGATATGTATCTCCGTGTCCGTATCGAGGAGGGAGGCGGCAAATGATATACCGCAATCCTCACCGCCGCAGGATCAGCGGCTCGGACACCGCACCCACAGACCTCTTTACGGCCTATTGCAAGTCGGAGCTTAATGTCGATATGGTGCGCGAGTACCGCTTCCACGACACCCGCAAGTGGCGTTTCGACTATGCTGTGCCAGCCCTCAAGATAGCCGTCGAATGCGACGGAGGCGTGTGGGGCTATGGTCGCCACAACCGCCCCCAAGGGTATATAAAGGATATGGAGAAGTTCAACGCCGCCGCTGAAATGGGATGGGTGGTTCTGAAATTCACTCCGCAGCAGCTGATGACCCACGACACCATCGTCACCCTGCGAACAACCATCGCCAAGAGGGTGGAGGAGATGGCGAGAATGGCCACACCTGCACAATCAAACCGCTAACAACCAACAACAATAACAAAGATGAAGAAAAAGATTTACGACATCAAGACCATGCTCCACTTGTATGTCATCCACGAGCAACTGAAAGGACTGGAGCGGAATGTCTTCGCGCAATGCGCGCTCACAGACGGCGAGATGGAGAAGGTGCACAACGCCTGTGCCGCCGTCCTGGATGGAGTCGAAAAGGGTCTGGCCACCCGTGCGGAACTCTACACCGCCTTCTACCTCATCCAGCCCCACAATCTCTTCCGCAGCGTCTCCAAGAACAATCGCACCATCCGCCGCTACGCGCGACGATACCTCAATATGGACACGCGACTGTTGAGCTACTACCGAGGCACGCTGGCCTTCCTCTACTTCAACGACCCTGCCTTCAGGATCATCGCTTCCAAAGCGTGTGAAAGCACCGTCACCGCCCTCTACGGCGAAGAGGGTACGGAGAACGAGCCGCCGTAAGGCTTGTGCCGGATATTCCGACGCGGCAGTTTACTGGCGCGGTAAGATATTTATCTTTTAGTAAAATTTAAGTCCTAAAAGACATCAAAAATGGCTATTATTTACCATTAAAGCCAACAATATTATAAATATAAATAACTGAAATAAAATTATATACAAAATTTTTTGCAAAAATATTTGTGTAATTAGTAAATTATATGTACTTTTGTAGTAAATATTTGTATTAAATAACACATGAAAAGTTATGCAGATTGAGTTCAACGGACAGAAAGAAGAGGCTTACAGCCTGACCATCTACAAGACACACGCCAAGGCCATCGCCAGCGGCGAGAAGACGGTCGAAATCAGGAGTTACTCCAACAAGAACTGCGAGATGTTTCTTGACCCCAAGAAACTTGAACGCAACGCCAAGCTCGAAGCCGAGGGCAATGGCGACAAGCGCGAATGGCCGATGAAGGACATTTTCGCCATCCATTTCTACGACAGAGGCGGTCGTTACTCTCTCGACGTGCTGCTTGACTATTGCGGTCTCGCGTGTATGTGCAAAGAGGACATTGAAATGCTGGGCGAGAAGTTCGGATTCCACGACTACGACAACGAGTGGCAGCAGTACGCCAAACTGCCTGCCGAAGAGCGTCCGTGGTTCTTCTGGTTTCACGTCTGCGACATCGTCAACAGCAAGGGGCTTTAATGCCCCTTTCAACCATAACCAATTGTCTAACCATTAAAAAAGGAGGTAATCATGGCACGTGAGTATTATGCCCAGCGTCAGAACCCCGACGGCAGCGTGACGCGCTACCGCACCGAGGAGAGATACTGGCAGGGACGTGTGTCCAGCATGGGCGCAGCCGCTCGCCGCCGTCCGCGCATCATGCGTTAGACGGTGAGCCGAGAGAGGCGCAAAGGGTGAAGTTTTACAGTGTAGACTTCACATTTTCAATTTTATAAAGCAACGAAAAGTGAAACTCTACACAGATAAAACGATATGGGCAAAGAACCGTACACCGTCGGCGGACACGGCACCTCCGTCGGCGAGACCGAGAAAGGATACACAAGGCTGATGCGCGAGAACATACTGGGTACAGAGCGCAGCATCCGCCGCAAGAAGGACGAGGAACTCCACGTCTTCGACAGCAAGGGCAACTTCGTCAAGAGCTTCCAGGGCAAAGGTAACAAGGTGCAGAACATCGTAGACCTCCCCAAGAACTCCATCATCACCCACAACCACCCCCGTGCCTTGGGCAAGAAGGGCGTAATGGCCATAGGCAACTCGTTCAGCCTCGACGACATCAAGACCGCCATCTGGCATAACGCAAAGGAGATACGAGCCGTCACACCGACCTACACCTTCTCCATCAAGCGGCCTGCCAAAGGCTACTGGGGTGTCACTCCGAGAGAGGTGCAGCAGGCGTTCAGAGAGATAGAGCGCGAGGTGACTGGAGACCGTCAGAGGTATATCGCCAAACGAAACTATGGCAACTCCCAACTCGACCGTGCCACGATAACCCACTACCATGAAATCAACAAGCGGCTGGCCAAGCGATTCGGCTGGTCGTACACCAAGAAGAGAGGATAGTCAAACCGATAAAACAACACAACGATGGAACTGAAACACATAGAGCAAATCAAGGACGAACTCCGCGACTACGGCCTCGTGCCGGAAGACCTCACCGCGCAGGAACTCGCGGAGTACGACGAGACCATTGAGACCGAGCTGAACGGCGGCAACGTCCTCGACGGCATCCGCTCCCTTCTGCCGGAGAAGAGTTATGCAAAACTGGCTGCAAGCCATCGATAACCCCCACGGCCATGAAAGAGATGATGAGCGTAAGGGAGACCAACCCCGACTACCGCAATCTGCGCCGCAGCCTCACCAACGAGCAGGCGCGCGACGTGATGCTGGCGCAGGCTCCCAACCACAAGAAGATTGAGAAGGATGCCGTGGTGATGTACAAGGACGTGGTAGACCCGTCGGATGCCTACACCCGCTATGTCGTGGTGGAAGACCGCGACGACCGCGTGCTGATGGCAGACCTCGACTATTCCACCGCCCTGGGGCCGCTCCACAAGGTGGCCATGAAGTCAGACCTCAAACTCTACCGCAAGAAAAAGTAACGCCTTATGCTGGAACGCGCCAAAGAGATAGTGTCCGACATCGCCAAGGAGACCGACAGCATCATCTTGATGCACTCGCTTTCCGGCAAGGACAGCATCGCCCTCCTCGACCTCGTGGCACCGCATTTCAAACGCATCGTCTGCGTCTATATGTATGTCGTGCCCAACCTCGACCACATAGCCCCCTTCCACCGCTATGCGGCGAAGAAGTACCCCAACACGGAGTGGATGCAGGTGCCGCACTACGGATACTATTCGTGGGTCAAGTACGGCTTCATGGGTGTGCAGCGCAACCCCAACCAGCGACTGTGGAAGCTCTCCGACATCATCGACAAGGTGAGGGAGAAGACTGGCATCGAGTGGGCTTGTCTGGGCTTCAAGCAGTCGGACAGCCTCAACCGCCGCCTCATGCTCCGCTCCTACAAGGACGGCAGGGAGAGCATCTGCTGGAAAGGCAAGAAGTTCTACCCCCTCTCGACCTATAAGAACGCCGACATACTGGAATACATCAAGCGCAACAATCTCAAATCCCCCGAAGCCTACGGCGGCGGAGGCCAGTCGTGCGGATGCGATGTCAGCGACTACTGGTATCTGAAATACCTGCAGGCCAACTACCCCGAAGACCTCCGCCGCATATACACCATTTTCCCAAGGACACAATTCATAATCAAGGAATATGAGCAAGAGCAAGCAAGAAAACAAGCCGAAGCAGCCGCAAGAAAAGCAGCCGAAGCAGCCGAAAGCGCCCAAGGAGATACGTCAGAGCCTCACGCAGGAGATCCTGCGGAGCCAGGTGACGCTTAACCCCTACAACCCCAAGCGGCACACCGACAAGCAAATCCGCCAGCAGGTAGACAACATCAAGCGCAACGGATACCTCGGAGGCATCGTCTGGAACAGACTCAGCGGAAACCTCATCGACGGCCACCGCCGTGTGCAGGCCCTCGACATCATCAACAGGTATGACGGCTCAAAGGAGAAGGACTACAAGTTGAAGGTCGAGGTAGTTGAGTTCGATGACAAGACGGAGAAGGAGCAGATGACCTACATGGCTGTGGGCAACAGCAAAGCCGACTACAACCTCATCGCCCCCTATGTGGGTGAGATTGACCTCTCCCATGTCGGACTCTCCGATGATGACATGAAGGCACTTGTCGCTCTCCACGATGACATTACCCTCGTCACGGATGACACCAACCCTGCCGCCACTCCGATGGAGGATATGGGTGACGACTTCCTCGCCCCCATGCCCGCGCCCCGCCAGACACCCACCTTCGACCTCGACAAAGAGGAGAAGAGTTTCGACCAGATAGCCCAAGACCGTGCCGAGCAGCCCCATGAGAGCAAGGAGGACATCAAGGCCAAGAAGCAGCGCAACAACGAAATCTCTGACACGCGGAATGCCGACAACACCGTATATGTGATGCTCAAGTTCGACACCGTGGACGACCAGTTGGAGTTCTGCGACCTCACGGGCTACCGCTTCACGGCCTCGATGATAATCGACGGAAAGGAGTTCATGCAGCGGCTCGGATTGTAGTCCAAATGTCCCATAGTTCCCAGTCTTCACGCGCACGCGCGAGGGCAAACCGATGAAAACCATAACCATATACCATAACCGATATGCCAAGCAAACCCTATAAGAAGCCTCCAGTCGAGAAACTGGAAAAGGTGCTGGCCGCCACCGGCGGAAACCTCTCCGAGGCGGCGCGTATGCTTGGCGTGTCTCGCAAGATGCTCCGCCGCTGGTGCAACGAGGACGAGGAGTTCGACGATGCCCTCTACGAGGCTCGTATGCGCACCTTCGACAAGGCTGTCTCCACGGCGCAGGCCGTGGCTTTCGGTGTTCCCATCATGGAGAAAGGCAAGTTCGTGGGCTGGCAGGAACATCCCGACCCGCAGATGCTCCGCTACTTTATGACCACCCTCGGCAAGGATGAGGGCTTCGGCGAGGAGGCCACGGTGCATCATACCGTTGCGACCAAGGGCATCGACATCCATAAGTGGATAGAGCTGGAGATGACGGCAGATAAGATGCAGGCCGAAGAGAGTGACGACGAGCAATGATAAAGACCCATTCCGTATATTATCCCTTATATGCCGACACTTCCAAACCCATCATCCTTATCACGGGAGGGCGCGGAAGCGGCAAGTCTTACGCTGTCTCCACATTCCTTGAAAGACTTTCCTTTGAGTTTCAGATGGCCACAAACAAGTACGGGCAGGAGGAACGGATAGTCCATAACATCCTCTTCTCCCGCTACACGATGACCTCCGCCGAGCTGTCCGTCATCCCAGAGTTTCTTGAAAAGGTCGAGGCAGACGATGTGGCGGAATACTTCCACGCCACCAAGCAGGACGTGGTGAACCGCAAGACTGGCTCGAAGATAATGTTCCGAGGCATCAAGACCAGCAGCGGAAACCAGACGGCAAAGCTCAAGTCCATCCACGGCATCACCACCTTCGTGTGCGACGAGGCCGAGGAATGGACGAGCGAGCGTGAGTTTATGACCATCATGCTCTCCATCCGCCAGAAGGGTATCCAGAACCGCATCATCATCGTGATGAACCCCACGGACAAGCACCACTTCATCTACAAGAAATACATCGAGAACACCCACCGCATAGAATACTTCGACGGCGTTCCCGTACAGATAAGCACCAACCCCTCCGTGCTTCATATACACACCACCTACCTCGACAATCTTGAGAACCTCTCCGAGGAGTTCCTTTCCGAGGTAAAGCGCATCAAGGAGACCAATCCGCAGCAGTACGCACATACCATCATGGGGCGTTGGGCTGACGAGGTGGAGGGTGTTGTCTTTGAGAACTGGGATATTGTGGATGAGTTCCCCGAAGGCTGCAAGCACCAGGCTCTGGGTCTGGACTTTGGCTTCACGCAAGACCCCTCCGCAGGCATACGGTGCGGTCTGCTGGGCGATGACCTCTACCTCGACGAACTCTTCTACGCTCCGCAGATGCTCTCCAAGGACATCATACGCGAGCTGGGAGCCAAGGGCAATGGGCTGGAGGTGATGGCAGATAGCGCAGACCCCCGACTTATTCAGGAAATTGCCAACGCGGGCATCCTCATCTATCCCGTAATGAAGGGAGCAGGATCTGTGCTGGCCGGTATTGACAAGATGAAAACCCTCCGCATACACGTCACGCGGCGCTCGCAGAACCTCATCAACGAGTTTCGGAACTACACCTGGTCAAAGGACAAAGATGGCAACTTTGTGAATGTTCCTATCGATGCCTTCAACCACGCCATTGACGCGGTAAGATATTATGTGCTTGGAAAGTTGCTCGGTCGCATCCTGCGGTCTGTCAGGGTGACGGCGGACGATGTTCCGTACTAAAGATTTTCGCTGCCATGTCAGTTTATTTTTGTATCTTTGCATCCTCATTAGTGTAATGATACAATGGCAGATAAGTTTGAGAATACGATACATAAAAGCCTGCACCAGTACCTTGTGGGAATAGGGAAAGTCGACGAGCGGCTTCCTGAATGCCCCGATGTGACGGATAAGTGGGAGTCGATAGGTCAGTCCTATATTCCAGACGGTGCGCGCGAGTACCGCGACTATCCCGTGGCCAGCCTCGGCTGGATGATGTACATCGGAATGGCTGTGGCTAAGTTGTGGGATGACGAGTGGGAGATATACTCCCAGATAGAAGACCTCTATGTCTATATGCGTGACAAGCGTGGCTATGATTCCTTGGATGAGTACATTTGCGAGGACGTGCTGATGGTGCGAGGAGAGGAATATGAAGACCTTGCCCAGGTGGTCAGCGAGTGCGCTACGAGGGTGAACTTTGACCTGATACGTGAGCAGATAGAGCCAGGCACCAAGGAGGCTTTCGATGCCTATGTGACATGTTTGCGGCAGCTCTACCTCTTCGGTATGGCCATGCAGCTCAAACGGATGGGCTATCACATGGAAAGGGTGAGATAGGAGGAGGTTTTATGGACAGAACGAAACTGAACGCATTTATAGACTACGTCCACCGAACCAATGAGGCGGCATCCAGTTCAAGGATTCACGGCCTAAACCATTGGAAAAGAGTGGAGGCGTTTGGTTTGCTTATGGCGGAAGTCTGTCCAGAGGCCGACAAAGAAGTCATATCATGGTTCGCGTACACCCATGACTCCATGCGGACAGATGACGGCTGTTGCACCGAACACGGTCCCAACGCGGCGGAACTGATTGACAAGGTCAGAGATACCTATATGAGTGAGTTAAGTGACGAGCAAATTGGAAAGTTGAGGACAGCCTGTTACCATCACACCTTTGAGAAGAATGCGGAAGACATCACGGTGGATATTTGTTTTGATGCCGACCGTCTTGACCTGCTGCGGTGCGGACTGACTCCAGACCCGCAGATGATGGCAGGCGAAATCGGTGCAGAACTGGCTGGAGTGCTGACCGCAGCCGCTGATGGATGCACAGATGTCCATGACCTCCGTCCATATAGTTATGATATATTGTTTGATTACGTATACAAGAAATACAAGATGACCATAGAAGAAGCAATTGAGGCACGCCATTCCGTGCGGCAGTATAAGGAACAGCCTTTGTCGGATGAACATGTTGCCGCATTACAGGCAAAGATTGAGAGCATCAACACCGACAGAGGTCTGCATATACAGCTCATTCAGAGCGAGCCGAAGGCTTTCTCCGGATTCCTCGCCAAATACTGCAAGTTCTCCGGCGCGGTGAACTATATTGCCCTGGTGGGAAAGAAGACCGATGACCTGAAAGAGAAACTCGGCTATGAGGGAGAGCGGCTTGTACTGATGGCGCAGCAGATGGGATTGAACACATGCTGGGTGGCTGGCTCTTTCTCCAAGGAGAAGGTCGTGCAAGTCGGCAAGGATGAGAAATACGTGGCTGTTATCTCCATCGGCTATGGCATCACCCAGGGGGTCGCACATACCAGCAAACCCATCGAGGAAGTGGCCTCGCTTGCTTATACGCACGACTGGTTCAAGAAAGGTATTGAATGCGTTATGCTGGCTCCCTCGGCGATGAACAAACAAAACTTCCGCTTCGCACAGATGGCTGACGGCAAGGTGATGGCTACAGAAGGGCATGGACCATTCGCCGGTCTTGACCTTGGAATTGCCAAGTTGCACTTTGAGATTGGCTCCGGCAAAGACAGCAGCATCTGGAAATGAAGACTACGGAGACCATAGGAGGCTGTGATTGCACCATCTACACAACGGACGGTGCGCAGATCCTGCTGCTCCAACCCGTGGATGACCACGACCAGAGCCTACTTGATAGCGAGGTGGAGTTGATACGCAGCAACACCGACGCTCCGTTCAACCTGGTGGCCTTCGGTATCAAGGACTGGATGACGGAACTCACGCCGTGGCCTGCACCGCCGACCTTCGGCAAACAGCCTTTCGGTGATGGTGCGGAAATGACACTTGGTTATGTCAAAAATGTCCTAATCCCCACCCTGCAGGAACGCTGGGGAGCAATGAAGATTGTCCTCGGCGGCTACTCTCTGGCCGGACTGTTCGCATTGTGGGCTGGTTACAACTCCGACATCTGCGACGGTATCGTCGCCGCTTCACCATCTGTCTGGTATTCTCAATGGGCTGACTATATTGATGGGAAGGAGATGCACAGCAATGCTGTGTACCTCAGTCTCGGTGACAGGGAGTTCCGCACCAAGAACCCCGTCATGGCCCATGTGGACGACGCTATTCGGAAGCAGCACGAGTTGGTTTCCGCCCAGGGCATCGAAACGGTGCTGGAATGGAATCCAGGTGGCCACTTCATCGACTCGGAGAAGCGGATGGCCAGGGCCTTTGGATGGGTATGTGAGGTGCTGAATAACGGAATGTTCTACAAGGAAAACCCTGATGACCAGATATACTGGATAGACAATCCAGAAAGCAAGGGAGAGCATCTGTTTTCTTTCGACAAGAAGACCATCTTCAACCTATTTGCCGACTATCCCTACAAACTGACCAAGGAGCAGAAGGAGATATTCGACAAGGAAAATCCATACTGGGCTGATTTCTTCAAGGATAGGAACTGACACTTGGTGTGTCAGGATTTACCCAACACCTTTGCCATAAGTCTTAATTTGAGGTTTGTGTCGCTTCCCTTTGAGACGGAAACGACTGGCTCGCCAACTTCACAAGTCAAGATTATTATTATCTCCTTCTCTTCCTGGAAGAAGCATACATCCATCACATGGTTGCAGTCGCTGGTGTGGAGTATGGGGCTGCGCCCATAATTATGACACATACATCCTCCGTTCTTGTCTGGGCAGTCTTTGCAGGGTTGTTCTCCGAAAACAGCCTCCATCGCATTGTATGCTGCTGTCGATGGGCGGAAGAAGTCTCCTCGTGAGGGTAATGCGGGGAGACCTTCTTTGATATGATACAGACCATCGTGCCAGTCCTCGCCCTCCCCGCAGTACCAGGGGGCGATGCCCACATATATCTTCCAACCGTCGCGTAGTCCTATCATTGTGTTACTCTTTACTTTTGTGTTTGCTTTCGTGTAGAATGCAAGTGCAAATATAGTCATTTTTTGCTAAACAGAGCGCGAGAAAGTGTGCTTTTGTGGCAAATTAAAATGTTAATTTTAATCTTGTTGCATATTATTATAGTGTTTATTTTAAGTATATTATATTTTGGTTAATGTTAAATGTTTAATTATTTTGAAAAAATATTTTGTTAATTAAAATAAAATATGTAATTTTGCATTAGAAAATTAAAACAAAGAATATAATAAATACAAAATAATATGAACGCATTTGAAGCAATAATGGCAGAAAACGGCTATACGCCCAAGACCACTTTTTGGATGGACTTTTCAATAGCCGACCGATTCGGTGTAAAGGCCGTGCGCGACACCTACAACAGAGCCGTGGCCGGATGGCGCGACAACATCGTCTATCTCACCGAGTTGGTAATGGTACTGAACCACAAAATATGGCAGCACTACCAGCACAATGAAGAACTGGCGCGTGAATATGACGAGCTGTGGCGCGGACTGGACGCATGGTGCGCTGAAAACCTTACGGGCGAGGATGCAGAATATTACTATAGAACAACCGATTAAATATATAACAAGATGAAAACGAGAAACCAACTTTTAAGCGATGTCATGCAACTGGCGTGGCAGTTTGTAAAGACCAACGGCATGACAATGGCCGAGGCGTTGAGAACGGCGTGGCGCAACATCAAATTAAAGATGGCCATGAAATTGCGCATTGTCAAGTTCTACTTTCAAAAGGTGGACGGCAGCATACGCGAGGCATACGGCACACTTGCGGACAATATTGTGCCGGACGTGGCGCAGAGTGGCCGCAGGGCCAACGACACGGTGCAGACCTACTATGACACCGAGCGCAGGGATTTCCGCTGCTTCAAGAAAGCCAACCTTATCAGCATTGCATAATAGTATAGATATGAAAACGCCCATTTCGGCCTATCTTCTGGCCAAAAACAACTTCAACTATGACGGCGAGGGTGCATGGCATTGGCGCGAGACCCTTGACACCGACAACGGCATCGAGCGTCACGTTATCAATGTGATGCGCTATGAGGACGGCACTTGCGAGGCATCCATACACGCCGATGGCATACACCGAACTTTTGCGCCGAGGTACATGGAAGAATTGGCCGATGCAGCCTCCAATGCAGGCATCGGCTTTGTATTGAACACTAACCAATAATACCATATAATATGATACGCATAGACCGACAGAAAGCATTTGACACGGCGCGCGAATGCCCTACGCGCTGCGCCATCATCCAAGTGGGCTACACCTACGCGCTGTACGCTTGTTATGACATACTGCGCGAGGCGAGAGCCGTGGCAAGCCAAGCGGCAACCGACAACACCGCCTGCAGGTGGCTTGTGATAGACCGTTTCAACAGACGAATGTACACCGTAAAACCGAAAGCAATATGACACAGAGAGAAATGACCATCATTGACCGCCTCAACCGCCTTGGGGTGGACAACACAATGTGGGGCGTGGTAAGTGCTGACGGCTGGCTTACCAGCGACCTCCACGGCACAGACCAGCACATCACCGTTCCTGCGCACATCTACGTACACCGAGAAGACCCGAAACGCGCGGCACTCGATCCTGACGTGCAGCCCGATGCCACCATCATCTCCAGAGAGGGCAGCGTGATTGACCTCTACTTCATAGGCAAAGAATAGCCCTTTCTGGGCTTTCTTTGTAACGACCGCCCGACATCCAACGCGAGAGACTGCAACGGCATACGTTACACGGTGAAAATGACGTACTTTTGCACGTCAAACCATAAACCGTAACCAACCATGCAGTCCAATTTCGTAAGCGGTATACACAATTTCTTCCGCAACCTTATCCTCAACGCCACCGGCGCGGAACGCACGCTCTTCGAGTATGTGGCCTCCGGCGATGTGTCGCACGCCATCAACCTGATGAACTCCAACGAGACCGACGTGGACAACGCCATAAAGGAATACTGGCCGCAGAAGCATGACATCATGCGCCGCCCAAACCGCGTTCCCAAGAACAAGCAGCCGTACATCACCTGCAAGCTCCCCAGGTGCCGCCAGCGGTATATCAATGAGATAGAGCTGTTTTTCCTCCTTGGCAATCCTATACTGTGGCGCAAGGTGGAGGGCGACGACGAGGCGTATAAACTGTTTACGGACTTCCTCTCCGAGCAGCGTTTCGACAGCACGATGCGCAAGGTGAAACGCCTCGCAGGATCTGAAACGGAATGTGCCAAATACTACCACCTCTACCGCGACGATGACAATACTCCCCATTGCAACGTGGTCATCCTGGCACGTTCCCTGGGCTACGACCTCCGCACCCTAAAAGACCAGTACGGCAAATTGGTGGCCGTGGCCTTCGGGTACAAGCTCCGCTCCGCCAACGGTCGCTATGTGCAGCACTGGGACTTTCTGACGGAGGATGCCTCTTACTTCACTCAGAAGGAGGCAGTCGGCTGGAGTGTCAAGCCCTATCCTAACCCCACGCAAAAGATTAACCTCATCTACTACCAGCAGCCGAAGTCATGGGAGGGTGCGGAACCCCGCATGGCACGTGAGGAGGAGATAGACAGCAAGATAGGCGACACCAACAACTACTTCGCAGACCCAATCGCCGTGGCTACCACGGATGTCATAAACAGCATGGTTGACCCCAACACTCCGGCCAAACTGATGCAAGTCACTGGCAGAGATTCCCGATTTGAGTACGTCAATCCGCCCCAGGCTTCCGAGCTACGAGCCGCCGAGAAGGAAGACCTGGAGAAGAGCATACTGTTCGACACCTTCACGCCGGACTTCTCTTTCGAGAAACTCAAAGGTCTCGGAACGCTGTCGGGCGTGGCTATCAAGAACGCCATGATACTGGGCTACCTCAAGCGTGCCAATCGTATGGAGATATACGAGGAGCTGGTGGACCGCGACAAGAACGTCATCATCGCTGTGTTGAAGTTCCTGCATCCAGAGATGGAGAAGAAACTGGATGAGTTGAAGATTAAGTTTGAGTTCTCGGAGCCTTTCGGGGAGGACGAGAAGGAAAACTGGCAGAAACTGGAGGGGCTGTACGCCGCTGGTCTGGTGTCGCTCGACGAGGCGGTGCGGAGACTTTCGCTGACGGATAGCCCAGAGGAGGAGGTGGCGAAGATTGTGGCGGAGAAGCAGGCACAGAGTGCCGGTAATACTGGTCTATAATTTCAGAAGGCCGGACTTGTCAATGACCAAAGACCTATCAAGGGCTATCTTTTTGGGTTTCCCAGCATAGCCGGTTATGTAGTAGTTTTGGGCGAGGTTATCATTAAATTGTGATACAAATGCGGCTCTAATTCTGCTGCATTTTTCGTTTACGGAGTTCTTGGTGCTGTCCACGATGTCTTCGATGCTTTTCTTCATCTTATCCATATCCTCAAGCGGTGATATGCTGCGGTAGATTTCCGACAGCTCCTTTTTATGGTCTCGCAGCTCCTTGAACAACACACCTTCGGGATGGTTGAGGTAAAAGAGGAATAGTGTTTTTGATAATGTGGGCATCTTGATTTCCATATTGTTGTAGTCAGGAAGCATAATGCGGAAGTCCTCGGTGATGAGCAGCTGGCTCAATTTCGGTTTGGGGAGCGATACAATCTGGCCAATAACATACTCGCTCACACCCATTGCATACAACTGGTTTATGCGGGTTTGTATCTCTTTGGCAATCTCGTTAATAGGTGTTTCGTCCGCGACATCCTTTCCTTTGGGTGTATGTATCTGATAAAAGACGGCGTAATCGTGGTTGAATTGTTTCGCGTGTTTTTGAAGGACTGCCGAAAACTGTTCGTCGTTTTGGTATTCCAACTCAATACAGAAACAACTCATTGCGGTGTCTCCGAGTTTCTCTTTCGGATAGCCGGCGGAATTGTAGTAGTCGGTAATCAGAATCATCGGATTGCTTGTCGGTATCTTGACAATGTTCTCCGTTATGATATTATATAAAGACTCTGGAGTGTTATGTGAAATGTCACCAATGAGCGCGTCGGGATTGTTGTATTGGATGGATTCTTGTATGTTCTCCAGCATCATTGGGAAATAGACAAATGTAATGTCATGCGAATAAGACTTGAATAAGTGAGCCAACTCTTCGTAGTGGGTTCTGATGTAGTTGTTTATATTCTCGTCATAACTCTGCTCATAGTATATTGCCAGCCGTTTGTGGCTGTCTCCCAGGTCGAAATTGAACGGTATGGATTTGTTGATACGCAATGCGGCACGCGCATGGAATAGATTTTCACTATCCCACTTCTTCTCCTCTTCTTTCTCTTTCTGCATTATTATAGCATATTCCTGGTTCTTCCTCTCAATTTCTGCTATCTTTTCAGGAGAAAGAGTACCCCTTTTGTTTATAGTCTTGTCGGCTTTGTCCTTTTTGTCTTTTGAAATCTCTTTATGGTTCGGTCTCTTCAAAACTTTCAGTGGCTTGGGTCGCCAGATGTGCCATTTCATGGCATATAAACGCGCCACATAGTCAAATGCTTGCAGAAACCCAATAAAGCCGCCCTCCCATCTGACATGATGCCCCCATAGGGTTTTGCAAACAAGAAATACCAGCAGGGAGAGCAAAAGCACTCCAACAACAATAAGGACAATATAATACCAAGTCATAATTCTTCTATAATTTTGCTGCAAAGATACGAAAAAAGAATGAATTAGGAATGCAAGCCTTGCACGGCTCTTCTGGCAGTCTTGTTTTACGGTACTTTTGCACCCAGAAATCATCAAATGAAATGACTATGGAAATCAACGGAACAATGTACAGAATCCTCCAGCAGGAGGAGGTGACGTTTGGAGACGGCACCAAGAAGATGAAGGGCGGTTTCGTCATCATGCGTGACGGCGACTATCCTCGCCCAGTTGCATTCGAGCTGTTCGGAGAGGAACGCCTTTCTATGCTCAACGGTATCAATATCGGGGAGCCGGTAAGGGTCAGTTTCTACGCCGAGAGCCGTGAGGCCAAGAACGGCAACTACTACACTACGCTGCGGTGCTTCAACATCATGCAGTATGTGGCCGCTGCTGCGACAACTCCACCACCTGCAGGCACGGCCCCCATCAGTGTCGCGCCGACCTATACATGGAACCCAGCAAGCGGTACGCAACAGACACAAAACCAGCCGCCAGAGATACTTCCACATGAGAATGACCTGCCGTGGGACGATGACAACACACCCTTCTGACGGAGAAAGTTTTCAACCTGTTCATAAGAAACCATACGAGGGTGGTGTTGATAAAAAAATCCGATGCTGACAACGTGATGCTTGGAGAAGGGTGTAAGGCTTGACGACTGAAAACAAGAGGAATATAATTGAAATGTATTTTGTTGTTATACTGTGCGATACGCAGAGTTTATAACTTCAGGCCGATGTTGAAAAAGGGTATTGTTTTATGCCTTATTTTTGCAGACGGACGAGCCGAGGAAGGTCGGAATATAAGGGGCTACAGAACATGAAAGTTAGCGTGATGCCAGAATACAAACAACAATGTGAAATTTTGCAACAATCTAATAATTAGAGATATGGACTTGAATCTATCTTTTGAGGAAGGGGTAAAAACCGCTGATATGCCGTTGGTTAAACTCATCGTGAACGACCACGAGGGGTACTTCCTCGTGGACACGGGGGCTAATGTCTGCTTCATCGACGAGACATTTGCCAAGGAGATAGGTGCGGAGGAGATACCTCCTATCATAAACAATGCCACGTCGCTTATGGGAAACTCCTCTGTATCACACTCATATAATGTGGCATTCAACCTTAACGCTGTGCTGTTGACCGACATACCATGCGCCGGTACTGACACCAGGGCAATCAACGAATCTCTTCGGGAGTGTGGTTTGGGTATGAACGGCATCATCGGGATGTTCTTGATGAGGCTACTCAATGCCTCTATAGACTTGGATAAATTGGAATTGGTGTTGAGGTTGCCGGACATCCCCAAAACGGAATAGAAATACAATGCTAATAAAGCGGATAAGACTATGTCTTACAAACAGATGAAATACTTCCAAGACCTTGAGGATTACTCCGCCGCCTACAAGATAGCGCGTGCGGACTGGGATGCCAACCCCAATCTTCGGTGGCCGAAGAATACCATTGCGTGGCTTCTGATTAAGATGATGAAAGCCAATGCGCGGGCTTATGCCAGGAATAAGTTCATACAGTTGCTGGAAGAGTTCAAGGAACTGAATGTTCCGCAGGATGACAAGAAACTCTGGGGTGCGGTGGCATGGCCGGTGCGTGACATAGTCTCCGACAGTTGGCAGATGCAGTGGTTCACGCCGCAGTTCGGCGACGTGTTGTTCTCTACCATCAGAGAGATGCCATTCGACAAGCCGTCGGAGTCCTATTCCGCGATGGTGAAGGCGTTCATCCGGCTCGGCGGTCTGTGGCCACGGCTGGCGGAGTTCATCGAGTGGTGGGGCTTTGACAACTTCACCGACTACGACTACCGCCGCTATCCAGAAGACGGGACGCTGGAGTCGCTGGTGGAGAAGGTGTTCACGGCGTATCTCGTGGCATTGCATCGGGAAGAGAGACAGCGGGAACCCTCCAAGGAGTTCTTCGACGGTTTGGACAATCTGGCCTTCCGCAGCCAGGATCAAGCGGATAAAATCTATAAGATAATGAAATATGGACAATAGTATAATAACACTGCAAGCACAATATGGAAAACACTAATACATTACAAAGAAGGAAAACGCGGCTCACCTTCGCGCAGGCGGGTGAGATAAACGGCATGGTGCCGCCGCAGGCCGTGGAGTTGGAGAAAAGCGTACTTGGGGCGATGATGCTCGACCAGGAGGCTCTGTTCGGTCATATATACGATATGCACGAGGGGCAGTTCTACAAGACGGAGCATCAAATCATTTTCTCCGCCATACGGATGCTGATGAACTGCAAGTATGACGTGGATATGCTGACGGTTGTGGAGGAACTGCGCAGAGAGGGAAATCTGGAGGCGGCGGGCGGCGCATTCTATATCTCGCAGCTCACATCCAATGTGGTGTCCGCCGCCCACATGGAATACCATTTGCAGATCCTGACGGAGAAATATATGCAGCGTGAGGTGATACGTACCTCTACGGAAAGTATCAAGGCGGCCTACGATGAAACGTGCGATGTGGTGCAACTGCTTGACGATGCGCAAAAGGGTTTGATGGAAGTGAGCGAGAAGAGTTTCAGCCGCGACAGCCAAAGCATGGACTCTCTAATGAGCAATGCGCAGAAGACGTTTCTGTCGGAAAAGCCGGAGGATGACCGCAGCGTGTTGTCTGGATTCATGGAACTTGACCGCCGCATAGCGGGATTCCAACCAGGTACCCTTATCATTCTTGCCGCCCGTCCTGCTATGGGCAAAACGGCTTGCGGCCTCACGATGGCAAAGAATATCGCCGTAAACTTCCATAAACCTGTGGCCTACTTCTCTCTGGAGATGACGGGAGACGAGTTGGTGGCGCGTCTGTTGTCGGCAGAGACGGAAATACCGGCCAGTAGACTGCGTAAGTCGGCCAATCTGAACAAGTTTGAGAAAGAACGTATGGCCGACAGGATATTGAGTTTGAGAAAGGCTCCGCTTTACATTGACGACAGCGCTGGAATTGACATCTTCCAGATGCGCGCAAAATGCCGTAGGCTGAAACAGCGTTACGGCATCAAGATGGTGTTCATCGACTATCTCCAGTTGATGAACGGTGCCCCCGATGCCAACAGAAACCGTAACCGTGAGCAGGAAATCAGCAATATCTCTCGCCAGTTGAAGGAGATGTCGAAGGAGTTGGAAATTCCTGTTCTGGCCATGTCGCAGCTCAGTCGTAAGGTGGAAGACCGCCCAATGGCTATACCTATGTTGTCGGACTTGCGTGAGTCGGGTGCCATCGAGCAGGATGCGGACATTGTGATGGCTATCCATAGGCCGGAGAAATATGGTATGGAGCAGGATGAGAATGGTAACAGCACGGTGAATCTGGCCAATATCCATATATTGAAGTTCCGTTCCGGCGACACGGGAGTGTGTCCGCTGATGTTTGAGGGCAAATACGTGAGGTTCCGTGATTTCCCAGTATTCAACGAGCCGGTGATATACGACTCCAAGATGAACGCGGAGATAAAGCCGAATGACAACTTCGACAACCCTGCTGGTGAGATGCAGGTGGACAATGACGGCAACCCCATTTTGCCTCCGATAATAGAAGACAAGACGGAGCCGCCGTACATTCCGCCTCAAATGCCCACCGACAACGACCTGGATTTTTCATAACAAAAACCACTCACAATGACACCGAAAGAGACAAGGAAACGGATAGATGAATACTGGCAGCAGGACAGCCACGGCTCCAACAAGGTGGTATACACCCTTGCCGTGACGCTCCCTGACAATGAACTGCTTGACCTTGTGGAGGATTATTACTTCAACAGAGGCGTTGCTATGGTGGTCGGTCGCGAGAGAAATGGTAGTCCGCGTTACAGCATGTTCCTCGGCCTCGTCAGGCGCAGAGGATTGGAACACCGTCTCGCACAGAAGCAGAACAAACCCATCGAGGCCACGATGAAGGAACTGTCATCCGAGGGGTGCAAGCGCAAGGGGTTGCTTCGGGAACAGTTGAAGACCAGGTACCGGCTTGCATCGGAGAACGGCAAGAGAAAGATAGTCCTCTTCTTGCTATATCAGCCGACCAAGAAAGAACGCCAGTGGGCATACTCCAAAATCAGCAGACATTGGGAAGAGTGCTATTCCGAGGGTGTGGCGCAAGCCTTCGAGTCGGGGGATGACGATGCCGCCACGGTGATACTGGCGCATTTCCCTACGGAGTACATCTATCGCCATAGGGATAGGCTTGCGAGTATCAAAGGACTGGATTGGGTGTACAAACGCATTGGGGCAGAGCATCCAGAAGAGGTGCGTCTTGACCGGCTCACCCCCACGGAGAAGTTGAGGACAATCCTTTCATTGAGAATGGAAGAGAGATATAGCGACATCGAAGAGATGATGTACAGAAGCATAGCATCGGAAGTGTCGTATATTCTGACACGGGGTGAGGTCAATGATTCAGTCGTCCGTTTCAATGCCGAGGACAAAGAATACTTTCGGATAGATGACTTCCGAGGTCTGGATGGAACTTATTACTGGAACTATTGGCTGGATGTGAAGGGATTCTATCTTCCGAGGTATTTCGGCATAGAAGACAAGCCACGCATTGGATACGACCGCTCGCTTCTCTCCTTTGATGGTGTGGGACTGGCTTTATGGGCGATGGGACAGTTGGGAATGGCCGAAGCCATAGTGCGGTTTGCCGAATTGAACAAGGTTCTGGCGGCACGTTTTTTCGTAACCAAGGACGATGCGTATCCAGAACTCGTTCCATCGGAGATACGAGATTGGCTGATGCGGATATATCAGATGGTGAATGTGGAGATGCTCGGAGAAAGTCCTATGCAGGACAAGTATCGCAAGCTCTTGTCTTTTGAGGAGCTGCAGGACATGCAATTCTCCGTAGAGACCAGGATCGTCCAGAGTGCCGAAGAGGGAATGATGGAAGAGGAGGATGTCCCGTTTTGATTGATGGGAACATGAGTTAAAGCCCGCCAGTGTGCGGGCTTTTTTTATGTCCGTATGTCGCGGATTTGGTCAGGCTTGATGCTCCTCGCGGGGCTTGACAAACACGTCTATCTCCCTGCCGCAATGGGGGCAGCGGATGTACGGAACATGCACCACCTCCGGCTCGGCGGTCTGCTGCGGACGGTCGGAGAGCAACTCGGCGATGTCCACCTCCAAGGCATCGGCGATTTTCTTCACGGTGCTGACGCGCGGGTCTCTGCCTTCTTTGAGCGTGGCGTTGAGACTGATGTCAGTCACTCCCAATTTTGCGGCCAGTTCTTTCTGGGTTATTCCCCGTAAGTCGCAACATCTCTTAACATTATCTCTTATATTCATATTAAATTGTTGTTTTAATTTCGCTGCAAAATTAAATAAATTATTTTAATTGACAAAAAATATTTTCTTTTTGCAGCGAAAAATGGCCTATTAAAATGTTAATTTTAATTACTGCTCGAAAAATTATTGTATTCATTTTAAGTTAGTTGTATTTTGGTTAATGTTAAATGTTTAATTTTTGTGCAAAATAATTTTGCCAATTAAAATAATTGTTGTAATTTTGCATCCGAAAGTTAAAACAAATAGTATAATAACAATTAAAAAACTAACAACTATGAAGACAATTAGAGAGCAAGCCAACGAAATTATGAAAGAGGACACCTCGCACGATGTGAAGCGCGAGAAGTTGCTCAAAATCGGTCTCACGGCCACCGACATTCAAAATCTCTTTTTCGCCGAGCGTATGGCCGGACGAGAGGGCAGGGCGGCACGGCCAGTCGTAGAGTACACCATCGACCAAATACTGGCGCGGTACACCTTCGGCGTAGAGATTGAGTGCTATCACGTGCGCGTGAATGAACTTATAAATAAGGCCACCGAGCGCGGACTTGAAATGCACAGCGAGGGTTACAACCACCGCGACAATGACACGTACTATAAACTGGTTTCGGACGGCTCTATCCGAGGCGAGAATCCCATCGAGTGCGTTTCGCCCATCCTCAACGGCGCGAGAGGCGGTTTCGACACCTTGAAAGCCTGCTGCGCCTCGCTGCGTGAATGTGGTGCAATGGTCAACCGCTCGACTGGCCTGCATATCCATGTAGGCGGTCGTATCACCGAAAAACAATACGGCAACACCTTTGCAAACTACTATTACCTTGAAAGCGTCATTGACTCTTTTATGTCACCCAGCCGCCGCGAGAATTACTATGCCAAGAAACTTGGCGGCAACGTGGACTCTATTGTGCGCGCGCGTACCTTTAGACAAGTTGGCGAGGCCATGAACCATGACCGCTACTATAAAATCAACTGCGAGGCGTGGGGCAGACACCACACTATTGAGTTTCGCCATCACCAAGGCACAACCGACTATGACAAAATCAGTTATTGGGCGCGTTTCTGCATCAAACTGGTGCATTGGTCAGCCGACCACCGTCTCAATGCGCCAGTCCGCTCTATTGACGATGTGCCTTTCTTGACTGACGATGAAAAGAGCTTTTTCAAAGACCGTGCCAACGCCTTTGCAGGCATGGCAATGGTAGACCAGTTACTTTCTGCTTAACAAGTTAAATGTCTAATAATCAATCAAAATACAATCAATTATGTGCTGCATCCTTTATATCCCTGCAGGCGTAGAAACGCCGACAATACAGACGTTAGAAGCCGTCTTTATGTATAACCGCCACGGCATCGGCTTTGCCGACAGCGACGGCCATTGCTGCAAGACTCTTTCGTTTCGGTACTTTACCAAGGCCATACAGAAGCGCAAGAAGAGTGCCGACTGCATCATCCATTTTAGACTGGCCACCCACGGCTCAGTCAGCCGTGCCAACTGCCATCCGTTCTTTGACCGCGAAAGCGGCGTGTGGTTTGCCCATAACGGCATTTTGCCCATCGAGTCGCACGATGATATGACCGACAGCGAAATCTTCTTTAGAGAGCTATTTCTGCCTAAATTAGAGGTCGTTGGGTGGGGCAACAAGAAGTTGTGGGATTATGTAGACCGCAAGCGCGGTGCATCGCGTTTCATCTTCATGCGCGGTGACGAGGTGAAACTCTTTGGCTCATGGCACCGGCTTGACGGCGTATATTACTCTAACCTAAATTGGTGCTACTATCGCCGCTGGTAACGGCGAGTCTTCATCTTTGTTAGCAGCCCATCATGCGTGTGCGTGGTGGGCTTTTTTGTACCTAATGACGGCTTTTTTACCGTAATCTATTGTTTTATAGTGTGATATTTTATTTGCCGTATATAATGCTGTTTGTGTGTCAAAATGACACAAAATTTATGTTTAGAAGTATCGTTTGAGGTCGTTTTTAGACGGTAAAAGAGCTTTGAATGAAAAATTTTTCAGTTTCTTTTATATTGTGTTTCATTTTGTTGTAAAATATTTGTGTTAAAATGACACAAAATATTTTGTCAGTTTGAAAATATGTTGTACTTTTGTGTCAAAATTACACAAACAATGAACTCGGACAATCATACAGAAGGCTACACTTACAAGTATCCCCATCCGGCGGTGACTACCGACTGCGTGGTATTTGGTTTTGACGGCAAAGAGCTCAAGGTTCTCCTCATAGAGCGTGGCCAAGATCCGTACAAAGGCATGTGGGCGTTCCCTGGCGGATTCCTTCGGATGGATGAGACAGCAGAAGAGTGTGCCAGACGCGAACTGAAAGAGGAGACTGGTCTGGAACTGACCAAGGTGCGTGAACTTGGCACCTTTTCCGACATTACCCGTGACCCTCGCGAGCGCGTTATCTCTATTGCTTTCTATTCCCTTGCCCGTCATTCCGCCGTCAAAGGTGGCGACGATGCAGCGAAGGCAAAGTGGTGGGCTATCGATGACATTCCACATCTGGCATTCGACCACGACTATATCCTCCGCAAGGCCATGAAGCGCATCCGGCAGGACATCCACTTCGAGCCGGTTGGATTTGACTTACTGGATGAGCAGTTCACCATCGCGGAGCTGCAACGCCTCTATGAGAGCATCCTTGGAGTGAACTTCGACCGCCGCAACTTCTACCGCAAAATGCTCCAGACCGGCGTGCTGGAGGAGGTCGAGGAGGATGAGACGCCCAGACGTGCGTACTATGGCAAGCGAAAGGAGATGAAGCGAATGGATATTGACGACCTCTTCGTCGGGTCTGTGGCGGAAGTCTCCGAGCCGTGCATGGCTCCCGTCTGCGATGCCGCGCCGTTTGTCGCTCCCCGTCACATGGAAGAGGATAAGGAAAGCAAAGTCAGCGCAGCCGACCGCATCAAGCGCATACATGAGCTTTTGAAGTCTTCCCCCAAGGAATCGAGCGCTGTTTTTGAAGAGGCGGCCAGCCTGCCCGCTCCCATGATGTGTGCGGATACCGCAGAACCTGAACTGGAGCAAGGTCGCCCGTCGGGGCGCAAGAAAAAGAAACTCTACCGTTTCAACGTGGAGCAATACAACCGAATGAAGGAGGATGACAATTTCCGGCTGGAGTTCTAAAAACAAAAGACTGCACCAAGGGGTATAAGTAGTTAAAAATTAGAAATATAATTCAAAATATCAAGGAGGCGCGAATAACCGTGCCAGCGTAAAGAACACCCTTTTATTAACCCTAAAATATTAAAGATATGGAGACTATCATCAAGACCAAGGTTTTCAACCTCATCATCCTCGACAAGAGCGGTTCAATGTCCTCAATCGCCAATGCCGCCATCGCCGGTTTCAACGAGACCGTGGGAGGCATCCGCTCCGCCCAGAAACAGTTCGCGGACACCCAGGAGCATTATGTCAGCCTGCTTCCGTTCTGCGCCTGTTCTATGGATTATGTCTACGACTGTGTGCCGGTGGACGAAGTCAAAAACCTCACTCCGCGCGACTATGAGCCGTGCTGCTGCACTCCCTTGTATGATGCTATGGGCAAGGGCATCAACGACCTGCACAAAAAAACCAAGGACATGAAGAACGCCACCGTTGTCGTGACCATCATTACCGATGGTATGGAAAATGCCTCCCACGAATACAGCGGAGCCGCCATCAAAGCCCTTGTGGACAAGATGCGTGACCAGTATGGTTGGAACTTCGCCTACATTGGCACCAATCAAGACGTGGAGTCCGTGGCCATCAGTCTTTCCATCACCAACACCATGTATTTCCAAGATACCGAGGAAGGTATGGAGGAGGCTTGGAGAAAAGAGCGCAAGGCCAAACACCGTATGTACAGCCGTATGGAGGAGGCTTGCTGCTGCTGTGAACCCTGCGCCGCGCCGGAGGTGCGTACAGATGCTATGCGCGACATTCTTCGCAACAACAATAACTATCAGGAGATTGGAGAGTTCATCCACCGTATGACACCCAGCAGGATTGACCATCTGAAGAAAGGCCAGGTGTTTGTCTTCGGAAGCAACTCGATGGGCAACCACAACGGAGGTGCTGCGAAAACCGCAGTGAAGAAGTTCGGAGCTGTGATGGGTCAGGGCGAGGGTCTGCAGGGGCAGAGCTATGCCATTCCCTCGATGGATGGCTTGGATGCCCTCAAGGAGCATGTGCGCACCTTCATTGCCTTTGCCAAGGAACATCCTGAGCTGACCTTCCTCGTCACCCGTATCGGCTGTGGCGTTGCTGGATACAAAGACACGGATGTCGCCCCATTGTTCGTCGGAGCGGTCGATGTGGAGAATGTCTGGCTTCCCAAGGAGTTCTGGGATGAGTTAATCTAAAGTATATGAACGGAATCCCGACGAGTGCTGGCAGCACCGTCGGGATACCTAAAACAGAAAGGAACAAGGAATATGAATCCGCAAAGAGTAGAAACAGGGCCGTGGGTACTCCGTGATGGTCATTATGATGAGATAGACATGAATAAGATGACCAAACTTATGATTGACCTTCAAGATGTTTCGGCAAAAACATGCACGCCGTTGGAACAGGTGGTAGCGGTCTATAACGCAGCCACACGCAACCGACTCATCGAGGTGCTTTTGGACTGCGGAGATGCCATTGACAAAGTGGTGGACGACATCAAGGAATGGAAACAGTCTAACAAGGCTTTGCGTCTGATGCTTTGTGGTGATTCTATGGCCGACGAAGTGAGAGTGGAGGTTTCTTCAAAGGATTAA